TCTTTATCAACAAGATTATTTTCTGCATCGTAATAATTACCATCAGTACTATTCAATGTAAATGGTTGTGCTTCAGATTGTTCACCATAAATAGGTTCATCACTTGAACCACCACCTGAACCACCACTAGCATAAGGGTCTAAATAAACACCGTCTTTATCAACAAGATTATTTTCTGTATCGTAATAATTACCATCAGTACTATTCAATGTAAATGGTTGTGCTTCAGATTGTTCACCATAAATAGGTTCATCACCTGAACCACCACCTGAACCACCACCAGGAGCAGCAGTAGCAGTTGTAAATCCCTCTAAAACAAAGCCTTTTTTATCTACATATTGTCCAATAGAATCAATTATACCACCATTTTTAGTATTTTTAAATGGTCTTTTACCTTGAATAGGTTCATAACTATTCATATTTTGGTAACCTTCTAAATTATATTTTTTTACTAATTTTCTTTTACCTTTACTTTTATTTTGAAAATTTCCATTATTAGAATATGAAGAATATACTAAAGTCATTTATTTCTTATATATATTAACTTAGTTATTTTTTTTTCTATAAAATAAACAGTAAGCTTTTGCAGTAATGATATCGTTAGGATTAGAGACGATATTAACAGTAGTATCATTATAATGAATCCATTCATTATATTTATTTTTAACATAAGCAGTGTAATGACCGCCTAAAAGACCACCGCTATGATTACAAACACCGAATAACTCATATTTATAAGAATTGGCTTTATAACCACAAACAAAATTAGAAAGATCAAGATTATCAATAGGGAAATCAATAACATTTTGTATTTTACTTTTACCATTAGGAGCGAAACGTTTTAATAAAATAAAAAGAACCTTAGGAAGATCCCAAAATAGAACATGTTTAGTAGCATCTTCTTTGACGTTTTTTTCTTCATTAAACCATTTATTGTCACCTTGTAATAATTCAGGAGAAGTATAAAGTCTAAATCCATCATAAATATTATTAATACATGTTTGTTGGTCAGTAATAAGAGGTAGAATAATAGAATTATAAAGTTCAGGTCTTAAACTAGTAGTTTGTGTAGAATTACCTTTAATAAATGTAACAGATATACCTTGAAAGATTTCATTAATTTCGGAATATTCTTTTTTATATTCAATAGCTTTTTCGGTGTAACATTTAATAGCCAATTTGTCAATATCATTAGAAGGGTTACCATTGATAGATATTTTTTTTTGTTTAGATACACTTTTGTGTAATATTTCAACAATAAGAGAAAAGAACTCTTGTATATCATTTTGCATAAATCCAGTGAAAAGTGTTTTGTTATTAATTTTTGCATAATTTTGGAGAACTTCTAAGAAACGACTAGGTCTAAGAGTACCATTATTAGTATTCATAATATTAATTAATTCAGACCATTCAAGAGAAAAAATACCATCATTATTATTTTTAATTTCATCAGTTTTTTTCTTATTAATAATAATATTATTTAATTCTTTTATTTCTTTAATAACTTGTAATGTAGAGTTAATAAAACATGTGTTGCCTAAATTTTCAAGACCAACATAGCCAGTTTTTTTAGACATAATAATAAATTATCATATAAAAATATCTTTATATAATATTATTAAATGGATAATAATAGGAGTGATATGAATGAAACAAATATGTTATTGATGAGTACATTATCAAATATAACAAGAAGTTACAACGAAAATATAACAGGTTATAATAACAATATAAGAAGCATAATATCATTATTAAATTTAATAGCAAGTAACTTAGAAAGTGAAGTAGAAAGTAATGAATTTAATATTTCACCAAGAATGTATTCAAGAGCAAATATATCAACAAGGACAGAACCAATATTTAGTTTTCCAAATACTAATAGATTTAGAAATAGAAATAATAATACAAGAAGATTTGCTAATCCGGCACAATCACCTAGATTAAGATTAGCAAGAGAATTATTATATGATGGTGGAGATATTTTACAAATAGAAACAATAAATGATTTAATGGATAGATTTCAAGTACAAATGCAACCAGTAACAGTATCACCATCATTAAATCAAATACAAACAGCAACAAGATCATATAATTATTCAAGTCAAGAGATACGGGCAAACCCAGATGAAGTATGTCCAATAACACTGGAACAATTTGAAGAAGGAGATGAAGTATGTGTAATAATATATTGTAATCATTTATTTAAAAAAGAAGCATTATATAGATGGTTTAATTCAAATGTAAGATGTCCAGTATGTAGGTATGATGTAAGAGAATATATAGAACCAGAAGAAGACATATCAGGAAATAATATATCAAGTGTATTAAATGAAAATATAATAAATAATACAGTAGATGCAATAGGAGGAGCATTACGAACAGCAATGAATGAATTTAATGGTGGGACTGCAAATATAATGTCATTAGAGTTACCAATACCAATAACAAGAACAAATAGTGGGACATTATCACAATTTTTTAGAGATATATCAAACAATATAAATTAGATAAATTATTTAAAAGGTTAAGATTTAAATATATTAATGGGGAAAAGAAAGAAATCAAATAATAAAAGTAATAAAATATATCCATTAGTAAGTGTATGTACTCCAACATTTAATAGAAGACCATTTATAGAGAATATGATAAATTGTTATAAAAATCAAACGTATCCAAGAAATAGAATGGAATGGATAATAGTAGATGATGGTACAGATAAAGTTAAAGATATATTTGATAAATACACAGATTTAAATATAAAATATTTTGCAGTAGATAAGATGCATTTAGGAGCGAAAAGAAATTTTATGCATACAAAAACAGAAGGGAGTATAATAGTATACATGGATGATGATGATTATTATCCTCCAGAAAGAGTAGAACATTCAGTAGATAAACTAACAAATGATAATCAAGCATTATGTGCAGGGTCAAGTGAAATTTATGTATATTTTAAAGAAGAGAAAAGAATGATTCAATGTGGGCCATATAGTGAAACACATGCAACAGCAGGGACATTTGCATTTAAAAGGAGGTTATTAGATATAACTAGTTATGAAGCAGACGCTGCGTTAGCAGAAGAAAGACATTTTTTAAAAAATTATACAATACCATTTGTACAACTAGACCCGTTAAAAACTATATTGGTATTTTCACATAAACATAATACGTTTAATAAAAGAGAAATGTTAAAACCAGAAAATAAACATAGTGTGAAAAATTCAGATAAAACTGTAGAATCCTTTATTAAATTTGATTATGAGAAACCAGTAAAAGAATTCTTTATAGAAAAAATAGACAGTTTATTACAGGATTATGAACCAGGATTACCGGAAAATAAACCAGAAGTATTAAAACAAACAAAAGAATTAAAAATAAAAAGAGAAAAAATGAAAAAAGAAGTAGAGTCAGATTTTATTAATGCAGATACAGGTATTAGAATAGAACAAAACGGTGAGAATAAATCATTAACAAGAGGAGAAATAGTAGGATTATTAAAAAAACAACAAGAACAAATTAAACAATTATCATCAGGCGATAGAGGATTTAAAATAGAATTTGTTCCACCAAATGGAGAACCAAAACAATTAACAGTAAAAGAATTAGTAGAACTAGCACAGAAACAATTTAATACTATATTAGTCCAAAATAATATTATAAATCAAATGAGGAATCAATTAAAAGAACTAGAAAAAAAATAAATTAATAATATATATGAAGTACGATATATATATTATTTTATTTATATTTTTATTACTATTAGAGATATCATTAGATGAACATTTTTATACTTGTAAGAATCCATTATCAACATTTTTAATAATATCACATCATATAATATCTTGTATAATATTTTTCCCATTTCTTCACGGAATGTATAAATTACATTTATTTATAATAACGGTTATAATATTATATTGGGTATTGATAAACCAGTGCATAATTACAACATGGACGAATATTAGTTGTGATTTGGATTATAAAGATTCGCAATTTATAAATTTTCATTATCATTTAAATACATTATTTGGTATAGGCAATGCTGATAAAGAGGCTACAAAAAAAACATTAATTGTTATATTATGTATATCAGTAATTTATGATTTATATAAATTAAATATTTTTAATTGAGAATATATTCATCTAATTCTGGAATAGTACCTTGGTCATATTTAATAAAACAATTTATTTTTGTAATAACTATATATTCAATAAAATCTTCATCGATAGGTTTATTATAGTTTCGTGTTCTAATTGTGTAAGACATATTAATGTTATAATTATTAATTTTATTTATAATTATATTTAAAAATAATCCACTGTAACCAGTAATATAAAAACCAATTGTTATAAAACCATTATTATAAACCATATTAGCCATTATTTGAAGCAAACGGAATTTAATATCTAAAAATCCATTTTTTCTATCCTTTTTAGAAACAGAATCACATAAAATAGCTAGAATTTCTAATTGTTTTGAATCAAAAGGTTGTATAGGTAATTTTAAATATATATATTTTAACAAATAATGACAAATACAATCAGATAACCTTCTAATAGGAGAAGTAAAATGGGAATATTCTGGGCTACCAACAAGGTCATGGGACTTAATATTAGAAAGATAATCTGCTTTAATACCATTTTTAATAATTTCTTTAAGCATATCCTCACCGGAAATATTATTATGTATAGTATTAAGCCAATCAGTAGCATCACAAGTTCTAAAAATACCACAATTAATATGTATTTTTAAATATTCTCCTATAAATGTGTTTGAAAATATAGCAAATTCTCCAATCATTTGTTTCATTTTTTTTTCGTTAAAAGTATCTTCATATAAGAATATGTTATTATCTTGATAAACAGGATATGCAATATTGATTTCACTTAATTTAGTACCCTTTGTATTTATTAAACGTTTATTCTTTAATGCTTGTGAAATTTTTAATCCAATAGCAAAATCATTATTTGAAGAAAGAGATGCTTGATTATATGTATAAGAATTTTGACTAGAAACAGTAATTTTAGAAAAATATAAATTGATTTTTCTAATAGGTAAATATGTATCAGTATCAATTTCACATTTAATAGATATAGCATATTTAATTTCTTCTTGTTCATTCGTCATTAAACTAGATAATTCTAATATTTTATTAGGTAACATAGGTACAGAAGGTCTATTAGATAGATATTTTGTAGTAACTCTATCACAAATATTATTCCATAAATTAGAAGATATATCAATAAATTCTGTAGGGTCAGCAATATGAATAACTAAAAATAATTTATTATTATCATAATAAATAGAAAATGCATCATCCGCATCTTTACACCCTGGAGGATCAATACTATAAGTTTTTAAACTAGTCATATCATAACGATTTTGAATAGTGTAAGAATGTGTATTAATAGAAAAATCAGTAAATTCAATAGGACTACTTAATTTATAATAAATAGGCTCAATATATTTGGTGTAGTTTTCTTCAAATATATTCATTAATATTGTATTATATTAATAAATAAATAGTTTTTAAAGTAATATTATTGTATATTATTTTATGAATAGACCTTCTTGGAATGATTATTTTAAAGAAATAGTTTTAGCAACATTAAAGAGATCACCTTGTGATAGATTGCAAGTAGGATGTTTATTAGTTTTAGATAATAGAATAATATCACAGGGGTATAATGGATTTTTACCAGGTTGTCCTCATAAAAGTATAGTTAGGGATAATCATGAACAAGCAACAGTACATGCAGAACAGAATGCTATATGTGATTGTGCTAAAAGAGGTGTATCATGTAATAATTCAATAGCATATATAAGTCATTATCCTTGTTTAATATGTAGTCGTCTATTATTAGCATCCGGTATTTCTAAAATATATTATATAAATGATTATAAAAATGATGAATTAGTAGAAATCTTTTGTAAAGAAAAAAATGTAGATATAATACAGATTTAATTATCTTCGTCTTCTATAATAGTATCTTTTTTAACATTTTTATCAATATACCTATAAATTCTTTTAATATCCAATTTATTTATAGTATACCCTTCAAATAAACATTCAATATCGGTATATATATTAGTATCATCATAGAATTCTTTACCATAAAATAATCTAAGTTCTTGAAAAAAAGATATCATATCCTTTTTATCCATATCTAATTGTTGACATAAATTATAAATAAATACAATATTATTAAATTCAGTAGAATACTTAGTTAATACTTTTGTAAAACGTACTTCATTATTAGTAGGAATATATTTATTGTCATATTCAGGAAATGTATCATGATAAATTTTATTATTATGAAATGTTTTTATTAAAGAACTCATTTCATTAAATTGCCATATTTGATTTTGAAATGTAACTCTATCAATATAATCAGCATAACATATATTATCTAATATTTTTAAATAAAATGGAATTGATTTTTTTATATCTGTATTTTCAATCATATCAATAATATTTTCATGCCATAATAATGCTACAATTGTTCTATCTGTTTCATTCATAAATGAAATATGTTTTTCAATATCTATTTTTTTATTTATTAGTGTTTTTGTAATTTGTTTTGCATCATCATTATGTGATTTTAATTGAAATATATTCTTTATATTTTTATCATTAATAAGATGAGGTTTTTTAGTATATATATCTGTAAAATATACCAATTTTCTTAGATCTCCTTGTATATATTTTATAATGTGCATTTTGTAATCATTATTAAATTGATTATTTAATATCATACTATTTAAAAATACACCTATTTCATTATCTGTAGGTTTTTTCAATTCAAAAACATTACATACTTTCATTAGTTCTTTTATTTTTTTATCCATATAATAATTTCCAATACATATAATAGGATTTGCTGATTTATTTTCTGCTCTTTGTTTTTTTGTTTTTTTTTGTCGAATTATTTTAATTAAGGCATTAATACCACCCTTATCACCATTATTAAGACCATCTATTTCATCCATTACTAGAACTATTTGTTTTTTTACACCATTCATCATATCTAATACATTACAACATGATATATTATTACTAGTAATACTATCCATTAATGATTTATTTCTTACATCACCAGCATCATAATGTATAATATCAAATTTTAAGTCCTTTAAAATATTTTTTACAAATTGTGTTTTACCGCATCCTGGAGAACCATAAACATATATACCTTTTTTAAATTTTGTATCTTTATTTAATTCATCAAAATTTGTTAGTATATGTTTTATTTGTATTTCAATATCTTTTCTACTTAATATCTCGTTTATGTTTTCCATTGTTATTATTTATATATATGTTGTGTTTTTATATTTATATTTTAACGAATAAATATAAAATTGAATAAAAATTATTCATTAATTATATATAACAAATGAGTATAAAAATTAACGAACTTAGAAAAGTATCCCCTCTAGAAGAAGAATCTTCTTCTTCTAGAAGAAGAGCAATTAAACCTCCATCTGTGAAAAGAAGACGTACATCAGAAGTAAAATGTGATATATGTCATGATAGAGGATACAATAGATGGGCAAAGGGATGTTGTTCATTATGTAATTCAGTTGTTTGTGAAGACCATTTGGTAAAAATATATGCAAAATATTATTGTATAAATTGTAAAAATGACACAAAACAGGATTCATCAGGTGTCTTAATTGCAGTTCATAAACATGAAAATATGAGAACTAGTTGGTTTGGATTTATTAGAAATTGGAAATGTTTTCCTTAATAATAATAAATATTATTTTTTTTATTATTATTTAACGTCCGAAAGAACTAAAATCAGCTGTTATTGGTATATATTTATCGTGTCCCTTTGAAGGAAGACGTCCCATATAATTCATATTTGAAACTGCTGGATTAACTACACGTTGTTGATCACCTGCACTAGAATATGTATTTACGCCTGCTCCTGTATGCGAAGAACCATACATCATATTACCATTTGTTTGACCATTTTGTTGTGTTCCCGGTACTTGTTGTTGTAATGTATTTGTACCAAATTGTTGAGAGTATTGTTGATTTTGTAATGCTTGGCCTTCATTTTGTAATGCTAATTTTCTATTGTCTTGTGCAATTGCTGCATTTTCCATTTCTCCTGATAAATATTGTGGAATACCAGTTGCATCTGCGGCATCTCCTAGACCTTCTCCTACATCTCCTAAAACATTTTTAGTTTCACCATATACATCTCCTACTGCTGTTTTCCCTGCACCATATACATCTCCTACTGTTGATTTCCCTGCACCATATACATCTCCTACTGCTGTTTTCCCTGCACCATATGTTTTACCTATAACAGATTCTGCACTTCCTCCTATTGCACTTGCTGCATCTCCTACTAATCCTCCTGTTGTACTTAAAACATTTGATGCTGCATCACCAGTTCCTGATATAACTTTATTTATTCCGCTAAATGTAGAATCAATTATACCATCACCATCAGTATCTTCTCCTTGATTTCCTGATTGTGTTGCACCTTGAGTGCCTCCACCTCCATTTCCACCACAATTAGAGCATATACCACTTGTAGGACATGTAGGACAAGTTGGACATACCGGTGGAACTACTGATGATTTAAGAATATAATCACTATAATCTGTCAAACCATTATGTTCTTCATATTTCTTTGATTTCCAGTACCACATCCATTTATAATAATCTGATACATGATCACTAGGTACATTCATACTTACATCATACACTTCTTTATTATTATTATTACATGATTCAGATGATTCTGTATTTGATGCAGGATATAAAGTACTATCATAAGTTCCCATTACACAAGATTTAGAATCATGTGAAAAATATCTTATACCGTTATCTACACAACCGTAATTTCCTGTTTTAGCTGATTCTTCTATTTCATCTGTATAGTATGGTAATGGTTTTGCATTTACTTGATTAGCTCTATCTATTTTTATTTTTTCTAAAATATCTCCATCTTTAGCTAATAACAAATTAGCATAATGTGATAAATATAAGAATCCTGTAGTTCCTGACAAATGTGAATATGAAACAATCATACATCTAATATTTAGATTTTGTAATTCTACAGCGTCAGTTGTACCCGATGTATTTGCAGGAGGCATAACAAGAATTACTACTCTATTTTTATTATCTACTATTGTCCATGGACTAATTGACCAATGACTTAGAACATTAGGTTCATTGTTATAAGTAACTGATTCACCATTTACATTATAAATTAATACCTGTTCTGAAGTCCCACTATTATCTAAATGTACAAAATTATGTGTTAAAGGATCAAAGAATACTGAATCTGTAATTGCTTGTAATGCTGCATATTGATTATATGAACTTACTACAGCAGTAAAACTTTTCTTTTGTTCAAGTGATGATGCTGATTTCATTTTAGATAATTCAGTTGAACTATTTGTAAATGTTATAGTTTGACTTACATTAAATGCTTCTGCTGTAAATACATTATTTTTAAATTTTAAATAAGCACCTCCATCTAATCTTCCTGTATTAATATCATATTTCATTAATAATCCTTCTCCTAATTCTGTTGAATCATTTATTCCTAGAGTACTTCTTGAGTAAACTAAAGAATACACATAAGATATATCTTTGTCAGTAGGCGGGCGAAGGAATCCATTATTATCATAAAACATTAAATGTGAAATACTATCAGTTGGTTGAATTGATTCAGGTAACTTATATTCACTAACTACTGTTGGACTACCACTACTCCCATCTGCATTGCGTCTAGTGACGGCATATACAAAATTACCATTTTCATCTGTACGATATAAAATTTGATCAGCTGAAAAACTTGTTGTGTATGATGCAAGATTATTTCTAAATTCTGTAACAAATAAATTACTTGGAGCATCTTGAGCTGTTGATACTTTATTTGGGAGTATAACTATAAATTCTCCATCTTCTACCCCAGCAGCTGGAATGAATAATATACAACCTGTAATAGGATCAAAAAAACTAACATTAGATAATACAGTAAGTGTATTACTTTCAGAATAAGGTTTGAATACAAAACTAGTACCCATATCACTAGGGATTTCCATAGGTGTTTGATTGTTTGATGGACTGGGCAAGGTTATAGAATTTGTGTTGTTTTGATTAGAACCAGCAGTATTAAATCCTTCTATTTTTTTATCACATAAACAATAATACATCATCATAGAAATTATTATTAATAATACAAAAATTATTATGCTTGTTGTTGACATTATAAATTATATATAGACTATAATTGGAAAAAAGTATTTTAAAAAATCTCTTAAATATATATTAAATGAGTAAGGACCTAGAAATGATGTATGACTATAGTAATGAATATGAAATATGTTTAGATGAAGTAGGAAGGGGTTGTATGTTTGGAGACGTGTATGTAGCTTGCGTGGTTTTACCTAAAGATAATAAATTTGATAAAAAAGATATAAAAGATAGTAAAAAATTTACTAGCAAAATAAAATTAAAAAATAAAGCAGAATATATAAAAGAAAATGCATTATTTTGGCATGTAGCACAGATATCAGTAGGTGTAATAGATGAAATAAATATATTACAAGCGGTAATGATGGGTATGCATAAATGTATAGACAATGTATTATCAAAAATAGATTATAAAAATAAGAAAATAAAATTAATAGTAGATGGTAATTATTTTAATGAATATAAAGATGCAAATGGTGTAAAAATAGAGCACGTAACAGTAAAACAAGGAGATGGGAAGTATGTAGGTATAGCAGCAGCAAGTATATTAGCAAAAGACAGTCGTGATAGTGATATAATAGAATTATGTGAAGAATATCCAGTTTTAAAAGAATGTTATGGATTAGATAAAAATGTAGGATATGCAACAAAAAAACATTTAGAAGGTATAGAAGAGCACGGTATTACACAATGGCATAGAAAAACATTTGGAAAATGCAGAAATTGTAAAAAAATAAAAGATATAGTATAATATATAGATGTCATTTACAAGATTTAAATACGATGAATTCAGATCAAAAGAACAAAATTTAAAACAAACATTTGAAGGAAGGTATCAATTAGAGAAACCAGGTCCAGGAGGAGATATAGCATTTATGGAAGATCCACATTTAAGATTACAACAACACGGTGCGAATTTAACAACAAATAAAACAGATTTAGAAAGTGATTTTAGAGGTTTATCAAGAAGCTTAAACAGAGATTTATTAGATTTTAATGATTATAAAAAAGCAAATACCGAAACGCAACAATTGAGTTATACTACAGCAAGACCATATACACAAGAAAGTCGTGCAAGTCATCCAGCATGGATATATAAAGATTTAGAACAAAGTAGATGGGAATTACCATTTGTAAATCCAGTAGAAAATATAGAAATACCTTTTCATAACAATTTGTCATCAAGAATAATCGATAAGGATAACTTTAAGTCAAATATACCAAAGATTTAAATAAGTCATATAATTATTTTATATCTCTATAATAATTATATATAAATGGAAGTAATTGTACCGGCATTCGCATTAGGATCATTATATTATGTAAATAATAAAGAAAAACAAAAGAAGGATAAGGAAGGTTTTAAAAATAAACAGGATTTACCAAATGTAAATATTCGTGATAAAAATTATCCATCAGAACAACAACCAATGTTTTTAGGTCAAACAGCATTAGATGATTTATATAAAACAAGTAAATTATCAACACAAAATAAATATAAAGATACAGGTACTTGGACAGATAAATATTATTCAGCAGATAATGTTCAATCAAGTACAAAAACTATTGGTGATAATTTAGACGATTGTTATGATCCTGAATTTAGAAGTTTAACAGGGCAAACAGTAGGTAAAGAATATTTTAAACACAATAATATGGTACCATTTTTTGGTTCAAATTCAAAATCACAAATTAAAGAGGATCCACAAGACAGTATATTAGATAATTATATTGGAACAGGTACTCAACAAATAACAAAACAAGAACAGGCTGCATTATTTGCACCTCAAGAAAATATGCAATGGGCATATGGAACACCAAATAATAATGAATTTATGTTATCACGTGTAAATCCTAGTATGAGAAGAGCTAACGAAAAACCATTTGAATCAATACGTGATGCACCTGGTTTAGGAAGAAACGGTGAATCAGCTGGATTTAATTCAGGTTTAATGGCAAGAGATGAATGGAGACCAAAAACAGTAGATGATATGAGAGTATTAACTAATCAAAAGGCTGGAGGTATATCATTATTAAATCATGAAGGTCCTGGTGCTAGTAAAATTCAAAATCGTGGTCATTTAGGTGCTATGGAAAAAAATCGTCCTGATCGTCATTATGAAAATACACCTGATAAATGGTTTGTTACCACTGGTGCTGAACAAGGTAGAACATTAAGGTCTGAACCAATAATGCGTGTTGTAAATAGACCAGAAACTACAACAGATTATACAGGTAATGCAGTATCACAAGTAGCAGGTGAATATATTCCTGGTAAATATAAACCATCAACTAATATTGAATTAGGTGAAAAACCATTAGGTGTTCCTAATGCTACTGGAAATAATAATGCAGTATCAGGAGAACATGGTCTTAATAGCAAACGTGCTTATCCTAATAATCGTACAGAGAATGAACAACCTAATTATTTTGGTGCATTAGGTCGTACTGTATCAGCAGCAGTTTCACCATTATTAGACGTATTAAGACCTACAAGAAAGGAAAATACAATTGGAAATATGAGACCTTATCAAAATCCTGGTTCAACAGTCTCTCAAACATATATTTTTAATCCAGCAGATAGAACTAAAACAACTCATAGAGAAACTATGGAAGAATCTAAACGTAGTGGTAATATTAATACCAATCAATTAGGAGGTGCTTATCAAAGTACAGAACATCAAGTTGCATTTACAAATAGAAATATAACTGGTGATTTTATGTATTCTGGTAATGCTAATGGTAACAGAGAAATGAAATCAGATGTTGCAGTACATAATCAACGTAATAATGATTTGAAGAGTTCTACTATTAAAGGACGTATGCAAGCAGGAAATATGAGTTTATATAATGGTGAAATTAATGCTAGACAAAATGTAAGAGATCAATATTTAAGAAATGAAAGACCTATTAATGCAAATAGAGGAGGTATAGGTAAAATCCCAGAAGTACATAATATGGGTCAATTAGCAGGTAAAGATAATTCTCTCTATCAAAATATACAAATGGATAGAAATAATGCTGATTTATTAAAAGCATTAAAATCAAATCCTTATGTTACTAACTATAAAAATGCTCTTTAGGTTTTTATTAAAATTATAATATTATAATATTTTATTAATATATAAAATACTATATGACAAGAAATTTATTTATTTTAACATTTTTAATCCTAATATTTATATTAAATATTATTATATTTTATTATTATATTCCAGTTAGTAGAGAATATATTTTATATGATGAATCATTAGAAGTTTCATCACAACTTAAACCGAATAAAGATGTATTTGAAAAAACTTTTGAAACAGGATATATTGCAAAAAAATTATTATATGATGAAGAAGATGAATTATATGATGATGAAGGTAATATAGATAAAGGTTCTGCTTTTACATTTAATAATGTTTCTTCTATTTTGTCATTATCATTTAAAGAATTAGATAAAATAGAAACCCAGATGTACAAAAATTCAGATAATTGTAAAAAAACATCTTGTGAAATATTAAATAAAAATACTTTTAATACTGCTTATAAAATTATTAATGACATTTTGTATGTTCTCTTTAATTATATGAACAAAAAAAGTGTTATACATATAGAAAAATATTTAAATTCAACATATGATAAATATAGTTTATTATACAGATATATAAATAAAAATAATATAGTAAAAATATCTAATATTAATGTTGTATTTGTTACTAATCATCATGAAGCAAATGAATGGATTTATAGAGAATTCCCATATGATACATTACCTACTATACTTCATGTAGATACACATCCTGATATTAATACACCACATGTTAAAAATTCTAATACATTATATGAAATGAAAGATAGAATTATTAATAATGATACTGAAGCATTGACAGAATATTATAAAGAAGTATTGAAACACGATATAGGTAATGTATTAATTCCATCAATTTTTCCATATAAAAATAATGGTGGTGTAATATGGATTTATCCTGAATGGACTATAAATGTAATTAATAATGGTACTCATGAAGCTGCACTTCTTAAAAAAATAGAATATGATGATAAAGTAATACATAAAATAGCTTATAATACACTCGGTGATGGTGACCCAGATTTAAAACAAGATAATAATAGTATATTTCTTAATAAAAAAGCTCATTTTTCTAGTAATAAATTAAGAGATACGGATATAAATGAAATACCTAATGAATATATATTAAATCTTGATCTAGATTATTTTGTTACATATGGTGTTAATGATTCTAATAATAAAGATGATCCAACTTCATATAATAGAACTATTATTGATTTTAACTATGCTAATAAAAATTCAAAGTATAAAAAAGAAGTTACACAAAATCTTGAAAATGAATTTGAAATGATTAGAAAAAGAATAGATGAATTTATTATATTTATAAAAAAATTATATGATAACGGTAAAAAACCTTGTTTTATTATATTATGTAATAGTTCTGCTGTAAATAAAATAGATTCTATATTCTCTGAACCATGGCAATGTGGTGAAGTATATCATGAAACTGTATCTGGTCACGATTTACATAACGAATATACTCCAAAATATTTATCATTATGGTTACAAAACACATTGTTACATCACTTAAGATTAGTATTAAAATAATATAAATATAATATTTATTTAAATATTATAATAAATATGACAAATCAACATTCCTTAGGACAATATTTTACAACAAATAATATTCTTAAAAATAAGGTATATGAATTTATTTTTAATAACCCATCTACTATTTTAGAACCGTCTATTGGACAAGGAGATTTAATTTCATTTATTAATTATAAAATACCTAATATACATTTTGATATGTACGAAATTGATATTAATATTAAATTATTAGATAATGTAAAAAAAAAAGATGTAATTTATGGTGATTTTATGGAACAACAAATTAATAAAAAATACCAAACTATAATTGGTAATCCGCCATATATTAGAACTACAAAAGGTAATTTATATATAGATTTTATTAAAAAATGTTATAATTTACTTGATTATAATGGCGAATTAATATTTATAATACCTTCAGATTTCTTTAAATTAACTTGTGCTTCTAATTTACTTGATACTATGATGAATAATGGAACATTTACACATATATTTCACCCTAACGATGAAAAAATGTTTGAAAATGCTTCTATTGATATTATAATTTTCAGGTATTGTAAAAATAATAATATTGAAAAAGAAGTATTATATAATGACAACAAACTATTTATTACTAATAGCAATGGCCTAATTACTTTTAATGAAAATAAAAATAACAGTAAGTTATTATTTAAAGATTATTTTGATATTTATGTTGGTCTTGTAACTGGAAAAGAAGAGGTTTATAAAAATCAAGTTCTTGGTAATATTGATGTATTAAATGGTGAAGATAAAATTGATAAATATATTTATATTCAAAATTATCCTAGTGATGATAATAAAATTAATACACATTTATTAAATCATAAAGAAGTATTAATTAATAGAAAAATACGAAAGTTTAATGAAAATAATTGGTTTGAATGGGGAGCACCTAGGAATATAAATACTATGAAAAAAAATTTAGGTAAGGATTGTATTTATATTTATAATTTAACAAGAAAATCTAATGTTTCTTTTGTAGGTAAAGTTAATTATTTCGGTGGTGGATTAATAATGCTTATTCCTAAAAAAAAAATTGAATTAAATCATATATGTAACTATATAAATAGTAATTCTTTTAAAAATAATTTTATATATTCAGGTAGATTTAAAATTGGACATAGACAAATATCTAATTCACTTCTTCAATCATCTTATTTTTAATATAACATAAAAAATAAGAAATTATTTATTTTTTCTACGTTTTACTTCATTTTCATAATCTTTTTTTGTTAATTTATACCCCCAATGTTGTAATACTTGTCTTATTTTTGGACTTACTGTTTCATCATCCCATTTTGCTCTCTTATTTATTATTTGTGTTACTAAAAAACGCATAAATCTTCCTCTTGGACCTGCTAATGCTTTCCATCGTTTTATTTGTCTCTCATCATCATCACTTCTCTTACCCATATAATAATCACAATACCATTGTACCCATCCATACGGTTGTTTTTCACGTATCCAATTCTTTTTTTCCCAAAATTCTAATGTTGTTCCTACTTTTACACCATACTTATTTATTTTAACATCATATTTATCAAATGGTCGTGTAAGATGATCTTCAGGTATTCCTTCCCACCATGATTTTGGATACTTTTTATGCATATTTTTTAATTCTTTATCAAAAAATTTTGATTTTATTGGTCTCCAATATGTTCCTCCAAATGAACCTAATTTAAACATTTCTCTAGGTGATAAATTCGGTTTAAATTCTAAATCGTCCTTCTTTTTTTGTGTTTTATTTCCTCCTTTTTTAAATCTATTAACTCTCCCTTTTTTATATTTTGTACGACGAGCTTTTTTTATTTCTTTATCTGTTAATTCATCATGAGTATCTGGTGTTTTATCAGTAATTCTATTTTTTGGTCTATAAATATCATTTTTATATTTGTAACCGATTTCACCGCGTTGATTCCTCCAATCCTCTGCAAACCATCGTTTTAAACCCTTCTTTTGTGTTTTTTTCCCTGTATATGGTTTCTTATTTTTTCCATATTTCTCTGTAAATTTATTTTTATATTTTTGAACAACTATACCACTCCTATATGCACTATGTTTTGGTATATCTTTATAAACATCTTTTTTTATTTTTTCATATAATTTATTATCTGTTGGGTTGTTACTCATTATATATTCTACACTTATAATAATAATTGTAGAATTAATATCAGTATTTAATTTTTAATATATAAATTAAATGCGTCATCCCTAATTCTTTATTTCATTCTTTATAATAGTTTCCCTGCAGATCATCCACCACCTGTCATTAATGGAAATACAGAATTACCACCTCATCCACCTTTTCTCATAGTTTTTCTCTTAGTATGTTTTTTGTTATTCATAGTTTTTCCTCCTTTTTTATTAGTTTTTCTAAGCCTTTTAAGAGATTTTCTTCTCTTAGATTTTATATATTTTTTCTTATTAGAAATGGTATATCTACCCATAATTATATATAATATATATATATAAATGTATGAATATTGGTATGATCCTAAACATACTGGTGCATTAAGAATAATAGATAAAAAAAATAATATAATACTTGGAAGTGATCCTGGAGAGAAAAAATGGAGAGCATATACAGAAAATATATCAGATACAGAAATGATAGTAGATTTTGGTCCAAAAAAAACGCATAGAAATTATAAAATATTTACAGCAAAATATACAAATAGAAGACAACATTTAGAATGGTATGCAGTAGGAAAAGGAGGAGAACTAGATAATACATGGTTAAGAATAAGAGTACCAGTAGAGAATGTAATATCACAAATCAAATAATTTTATATAATATGTTTAATAATATATAAAATTTAATTAAATAATAATTGTGTTAAAAAAAGTAATCCTAATATTTGCCACATACTCTTAGCAGGTTTAGCAATAGAAACTAATGGTACAGCACAATTATTCCATAAGTACATACCAACTGCTGAAATAATAGCAATATACAAAAACATAGTAAGTAAAAATGCAATAAATTGACCTGCAGAAGGACCTTGTGATAAGACTACAATTTCACCAGTTGCATGATTAGTGAAATTTTCTTCTTTGTTATTAGAGAAAACACTAGAAATAGTATTTTGAATGCTAGAAAACATAATTATATATTATAATTATATTTTTTTCTAAATTTACTTAGGTAATCTCTTAAGATTATTATTAATATTTAATAAATATTCTTTATTGGTTTCATTTATAATTTGATATTTTTTATTTTTGTTTAATATAAATCTATTAGTACCATCAGTGATAATATTATATTTTTTATTTTTTTTACCTCCACCTTTAATAGTTTGATTATTATTATCTTCACTAAATATTTGTTTATTAATGTGAATAAAATCTTTATAAATATCACTATTATGGTCATTTATATCTGGACAATAAAAACTTAAAATGGTAATAAATTGGTCAATATTATCTATTTTGTATTCAAAATCCTGTTGTATATTATCAGGTAATTTAATATGTCTTTTTATATAAATAAATCCAGGGATATCTTTATAGAATTGTTGGAGTAATGTTTGTATTTTATCATAATTATCATAATTTATAAAAATACCAGTAATAGTATCTATGTTTTTATTTAAATAATCTTCCTTAGTTTTATTAGAAAGCATTTGTATAATTTCCGTTTTAAAAGATCTATTCATATATTATATAAAATGTGTAGATTTTTTAAATGTTTCAAAAGAACCAAAAAGATAAATAATGTACCAAGTGAAAGTGAAATGATAGTAAAAGAAGTAGAAATAGAAGAAATAAAATTACAAATGAAAAATAACGTTAAACATACAGTAGAGAAATTATTTATATCTATAGCGGATGACAAAAATAATACATTAAGATTTGCATTTAATAGACTAAAAGATAATATGGAATTGAAAAAACAAATAGAATACAATAATAAACCGAGAGATTTTTGTATGATATGTAATAAAATGTGTGTGAGGGATGAAATGAAAAATATAATTATTAATAATTTAGATATATTATCATGTAATAAATGTGATGAATTAGATGAAAATGAACTAATAAAATGGTTCAATAGTCATCAATTAAAAAGAACAAAAGAAATTGAAAAAACTATTAAAGTAAGAAATAAAAGTTTTGTATTAGTAAAATATGAGAACGAAGATTTAGATGATGCAATAGATAAATTTATTAATATGACTGGATTAGATGAAAATTTAAAACCCAAAATTAAAAAAATGTTATAATTAAATTATTTTAATAAAAAATAGCATAAATAGGAGATTCAATATTTATGATATAATATGTCAAATAGAACAGTATATAACCCAAATACACAGAATGATTTATTATTAAAGAGTTTATTAGATTTTTATAATAAAGATAAATTAATGACAATGGTAAAAATAATCAATGGTGAATCAAATATATCATTAAGAATAATAGACTGGTTTGTTACAAATTATGCTAAAATGAACTATACTATATATCAATTAAATAATAATTCTAGATTCAAAGTTTATAATGACTATAAACTAAAATTAAAGGCATATTCAAAAAAAAGATTTGATCCGTTTTGTCGTTGGGAGAGAATCATAGTACCATATGATGGTGATAATAATATGGAAACAACTATAGGACAATTAAATTTTTTTAGATGGGCAATAGAAAATAAAATAATTGACTACATAAGTGAAAATTATGATAAAATAGAAAATGATATGAATAAAAGAAATAGTTCGTCTAGAAAGAAAAAAGAGACAATAAGTGAAAATAAAACAAGAAAAAAAAGAGAAGAATTATCAATATCAGCGTGTAAATGTATTAAAAAGGAGACAGTAAATATTATAGTAAAATTTGATGAAATTTAAATAAGTCTGGTGGTATTTAGATTTAAATCTGGTATTGTTTCTAATGTTGAATTTATAAAATTAGAAGCCATTTTTAACCATTCTAAACCGGGATCTTCAATGTCGTTTTTATTATAACTAGCATTTGAATTAGCATTTATATTAAGAACTTTATATTGTGAATATAACCATTTTACATGGTAATCATCACATCTTTGTAAATATGATAAAGGAAGACTATCTTCTCCAGTTCTATCTCTTTTTATAATACGACTATGACATACAGAAGCATCTGCATTAATAAATATTACACCATCTGTATTATATTTGGTTTTATATGAATTATAAAATTGTAGATAAATATTATAATTAATATCATCAATACAATCATCATCATATAACATTTTAGCAAATACATTTTTATCAGCATCTAATGATCTTTCTGTTATTATTAACTTACAATTAGGATTTTCACTTATAGTTTTTGTAAGGAGATTTAATCTGGTAACATAAGCCATAATTTGAAAAGAAAATGCATATTTTTTATTATCTTCATAAAATCTTTCTAAAATATTCTTATTTTCATTATCTTTCACTTTTTCCCAAATATCTACTGGTTCTGTTAAAAATACTATATCTTTTCTGTCTTTATACAATTGTTTTAACTCTCTAACAAAGGTTGTTTTTCCAGCGCCAATATTTCCTTCAATGGAAATTATCTTTGGTATTTTATTTATAGTAAAATCCATGGTTTTTATTTGATATTTATTGAGAAAAATAACTATCAATTTTATAGTATATTTATAGGTTTATATTTAAGTATATCTAATAAATCTTTTGTAGTTGGAAATAAATCTTTACCATATATGTCTTGTAATAATAACCATTCAAATAAACCACCTTTATAAATATAAACATTTTTAAAACCTAATCCATTTATTTGACTAAATTTATCTTCAACACGTATATCATTACAATTTTTACCATATATAATAATATGTTTATCATAATCATAATTATTTATAGAATTATTAATTATATTTTCTTCATTATGTGATATTATAGTGTTTATAATTAAACAATCTTGTTCAAATGGGTCTAATGTATTTATTATTATATATTTTGTACTATTAAATTTTATTACATTTTGGATATCTTCATAAGAAATGTAATTATTTTTATTAGATTTTCCAAACATTTTATTCAACATTTAATATTTTACTAGAAAAAGGTTTATATTTTTATACTTATAAATGTTTTTTATAAAATTGATTCAAATATATATTTATATTCTATAGTAAAATATAACTATGGACTTAGAACAAACTAAATTATCTCGCCAAGAATGGAATAACTTAGAAACACCTGTTTCTGATGAAGAAAAAACTATACTTGATATTATTGATAAAGGTTATGATAACATGGATTTATCTACAAATAAAAATTTATCATTGAATCAATTATTGAAAATAGAAGTAACTGAAAGTATAGACCTTTATTTATATAATAAATATTTTAAAAAAGATATTGATAATATTCAAAAAAAATATGGAATAACAAAAAAAGAAAAAGATGATAATGTATTCAAAAGTATAAAATTACAAAAAATTAAAAGTGCAGATATGGTTAGATTACAGAATATTGATAATACTATTGAAAGAAATCACGATATTATATTTGAATGTACATTAATTGATTTATATAAAACTATGTTAAAATGTTATAAAAAACAAGATAATAGATACGTTACTTCATTATATACACTTATGCAATTATTGAATACTAATATTAGAAATGTTAATAAAAATCTTAAAAATATTATTTTAACTGATTTAAATACACTTAAAGACAATATTGAACTAAAGCAAATAATTAATGAAGCCTATATTATTATTGAAAAAAATCCATATATTTTAGATTATCAAGATATTGAATTATTTGAACATCAAAAAAAAATTTATAGTTTTTATAAAGAAAAAGAAAAAATCAATCCTTCTCTTGTATTATATAAAGCCCCTACTGGTACAGGTAAAACAATGACACCCATTGGATTATCTAATGAATATAAAATTATATTTGTTTGTGTAGCTAGACATATTGGTTTAGCATTAGCAAAATCAGCTATTTCTATGCGTAAAAAAATAGCTTTCGGTTTTGGCTGTGAGTATGAAGAACAAATTAGATTACATAATAATTCTGCAAAAAGTTTTCATAGACATATTCAAAATTATCATACTGGTGAATGTAGTTGTGGAAGACCTATTAAATTTTGTAAAGCTACTGATGGTAGTTATATTACATTTAAGGATGGCTCTAGAAAAATCGATAATAGTGATGGTAGTGAAGTTGATATTATGATTTGTGATGTAAAGTCTTATTTAACATGTATGAATTATATGTTACAATTTAATCAACGTGAAGATATTATTACTTTCTGGGATGAACCTACTATTACATTAGATAATACTGATCATGAACTACATCCTATTTTATCTAATAATTGGAGGTGTAATGTTATTCCTAATCTTATATTATCGTGTGCTACATTACCTCAATATAATGAAATACATAATGTTATTGATTCATTTAAAAAAGATTGGGGATATAATACTATAGTTGAAGATATAACTAGTTACGATTTTAAAAAATCTATTCCAATAATTAATAAAGATTTAAAATATGTTAATATACATACATTATATGATTATACACAATATAACGAAATGCAAAATTGTATTAGCTATGTTCGTAATAATTATACACTTTTAAGATATTTTGAATTAAATAGTATTATTAAGTTTATTAACGCATGCATTAAAAAAATCGATATTCAAGATAATTTGAAATTACATACATATTTCAATAATGAAATTACTAATATTAAAATGAATTCCATTAAAATGTATTATATTGATTTGATTGATTCTCTTTCTCAAGAACAATATAAAATTATATATACTTATCTTGCTGAAAAAGGTACTCTTAATAAACTTGCTTATACTGATAAATCCAAAGGTGTACAATTTACTACTAGTGATGCTCATACACTTACTGATGGACCTACTATATTCTTATGTAATGATATTGAAAAAATTAGTAAGTTCTATTTACAACAATCTAAAATTCCTGATGATGTATTCAAAACTATGTTAGTTAAAATTACTAAAAATGATAAGATAATGAAAGAAATTGAAAATGTTGAAAAATTAATTGCAAATAAAGAAGAAAAAAATTCTGTTTCAAACATTGATGATGGTAAGTCTAAACGTTCTTCTGCAGATATTAAAAAAGTTGATAAAGAAGACCAAGAATGGTACAATAAAATTAATAGATTAAGAAAAGATATTATGTTAATTACACTTGATTCTAAATATGTTCCTAATACTGTTCAACATCAAGAAATATGGTGTGATAAAGTTTCTAATGATAGATTTGTTCCAAAAATTGATGAAGTTAGTACTAAAAAAATTATGTCTCTTGATATTGATAATACACTTAAAGTACTTCTTTTACTTGGTATCGGTGTTTTTATGAAACACAGCACAGTTGATTATACTGAATTTATGAAACAATTAGCTATTGAACAAAAATTATTTATTATCATTGCTTCATCTGATTATATTTACGGTACTAATTATCAGTTCTGTCATGGTATTATTGGTAAAGATTTAAGTGATATGACACAACAAAAAACACTTCAGTCTATCGGTAGAGTTGGTAGAAATAAAATACAACAAACATATAGTGTTCGTTTTAGAGATGATGAACTTATTTATAAACTATTTAATACTGATAATAATAATATTGAAGCTAGAAATATGGTTAAATTATTTACTAATGAATAAGTTTTCTACCTTAATTAATCTATGTATTGTTATATTATCGTGTATGTCAAATATTTCCTTATTTTCATAATATATATTAGCATCAACAAATATCTTTTTTAGTTCTTTTACTATCATTTCCAAAGCAAATTTCCAAGTTAATTCATTTTGATTATGATATGACCATTGTTGGCGTAAACTTCTACAATCATCTAAATCATATACAATCTTATTCACTTTTTGAAAACTTTTTGTAGAATACCCTCCCATTCCTATTTTATCAAATATAAAAGATTCTATTCGTTTATTTTCTATAAGCATTTTGTAAATACTTTTTATAAATTGTATATCACAATTAGAGTTAAACCTTTCACGAGTATATTCCATCATAGTCTTTGTTGTTAATAATTATATTTATAAAAATAAATCAATTTTATAAATATAAAATTAAAAAAGTTAGAATATTAAAATAATGAATAAAATCTTTTTTACTTTCCTCTTTGTATTAATCTATATAGTTTGTATAATTCATCTATCCTATGTCTAATTGCGATTTGTAAATCTAATTTAGTCTTACCTGTTAATTTAATCTCTTCTAGTGTCAAATCTACATTATTTATCTTATTCAAAATTGGTTGTGTTGATAACAATTTTAAATCGCTAATACATAAATTATCAATTATTGATTCAATTGAACGCATATTTATCTCAAATTTTTTAGGTTCTCGCATCAACTCCTTTAACTTTACTAATATTTCTTCATATTTTGTATAATCCTCTCCACATTTTACATCTGCACGACAATATGGACAAGTAGTATAGAAACCTCTTCCATTATAATGATTACAATTCTTTTTTGACCATTCAATCAAACAATCTGTGCAGAATATATGATTACATTCTGTTTTAATGAAGGTTTTTGAAGAATAAACACTATTAGTATCGTAACAAATAACACATTCACTACAATTTTTCTTTTCTGTTTGATTCCGTATATCATTTATATTGAGACTCTTTTTCTTAAGTTTTTTTGAATCTGCAAATATAAATGCACTACGAGGGTATGTTGTAATTTCACCGTCGTTTGCACGTGTACTCCTTCTACCTCTACCTGAACCTCTTGGTCTTCCTCTTACTATTGGTCTCCCTCTTGGTTGTTGTGATTCTTGTAGCATAATTAATATATAGTTTTTTTACATTCCAATAATCTAAAAAAATAATTCAATTTTATGGATTTCTATAATTTTTTGAAAAAGTTTTTAATTTTTGAAAAGGGATTTTTCACATATCTAAACGCTAAGTATATTACTAATAATGACACTAACCAGTAAATCATGTAACAATATATGTAAAATATATATCCTAAATCGTCTATTTCTTCACAATTCATATCTTTATTTAAACAATCATCTTTCATATCATATATACTATATTTTTAAAAAAAAGAAGAAAAATTAATTAAATCCATAAAATTGAATTTTCAACGGATCTTTTTTAAATTGTATAAATAATATGAGTGATACAGATAATACTATCGCATTATGTGCAAAAGATAAGTGTTCGTTTAAACGTTCTACTGCAAACAACTATTGTGGAAAACATCAAATGTATGTTTTTGTTGATGAAACTATTGCTTCTGGAAAAAAAACATGTAGAAATGTTATTCGTGGATGTCGGGTTCAATTAGATAATAGTTATTCTAAGTCTTCTTGTGAAACATGTCTTGGAAAAGAACGTGAAAAAGATAAAATTAGACGTAGTAGATATGCTTTAAATACTAATGTTGAACCTGATGAACAAACATGCACCAGTTGTGGTAAATCATATGATAAAACACATTTTATCGGTAATAATGGTAATACAAAGAGATGTTCTTCTTGTAGAGAAGCTGGTCGATTACAAGATTTAAAACGTGATAGAGAACGTCGTAACGAATTAGCTAGAATTGCTGAACAAAAACCTGAACGCAAAGCTGTTAAAAAAGCTTGGGCTGAAAATAATCCAGAAAAAGTTGCAATGAAAGAGATGAATTATCGCCAAAGACAGATTGAAAATGACCAAGAAGGATATTTACAAAGATGTGCCGATAATGCAAAGATATGGAGAGAAAATAATCCAGATAAAGTTATGGCTGGAAATAAAAGTAGAATTGAAAATATAAAAATACATTATACTAATTATATTAGAAAAGCTGATTATTTAAGACATTCATTTGAATTATCTCAAGATATGTTTGAAGAAATTGTAAAACAACCGTGTTATTATTGTGGAATTATTCAGGATAGAGAGTTTAATGGTATTGACCGTAAAAACTCAACTCAAGGATATCACGTAACAAATTGTGTAAGTTGTTGTAAAATGTGCAATTATATGAAGGGGTCTTTGTGCGAACGAGTATTTCTTGATAGAATTGAACATATATTGACTACTAATAAAAAAATAGAAGGTAGATTATTTACTAGTGCATTTGCGAATTCAATTCAGGGTGGTCAATATCATGAATATATGAAAAGAGCTACTAAAAAAGGTCTAGATTTTGATTTATCTGAAGATAAATTTAGAGAAATATTATCTAATCCATGTTATTTATGTAATAAAGAATGTAATTCAACACATTTTAATGGAATAGATCGCATTGATAATAATAAAGGGTATATTGAAGATAATATTAAATCTTGTTGTGGAGGATGTAATTATATGAAACGTGATTATTCATTGGAAGATATATTTGATAAGTTTTTAAAAATATATAATTATAACATTAAATCAAATAATAGTTCAGACCCAATTCTTTCATTTGAAGAAGAAAATATTATGTTAAAAAAAGAAATTATGGAACTTAAACAACGTATTGCATATATTGAAACAGGAGACGGGCATCAACATATTAAAGTAAATAAAAATAAAAAAACGGTTGAAGAGAAACGGGAAGCAGCACGTATAAAAACACAAAAAGCAAGACAACGACAACGAGAAAAATATGGTGATGAGGAATATAAAAAAAAAAGAGCAAAAGAAATTGCTGAATATAGAAAACAAACAAAAAAAGAAGATGATAATTAGTGTTAATATTATAAAATTATAATATTAAATTTTTTTTATTGATAGTAATAAAACAGTTATTATTATTTGTTGGTTACTGTTGGTTACCTAATTACTATAAGCTACGCCCGCCATACCTGACATAATTCTTAATACGTTGTAATTGACTGCATATACGCGAACCTTGGCGGTGGCTGTACCTGCAACAGTGTTGGAAGAAAGGACAAGTTGTAAGACGGCATTGTCAATTCTGGAGAAGTTGCAAGTCCCGCTTGGTTGGTGCTCTTCAGGGCGAAGGGCGAATGAGTAAACATTGATACCGGTATCAGGGTGACGTGTGTGGTGTTGGTAAGGTTGGACAACATCAAAGTATGAACCTTCACGTTCTGAGATACGGTCTTGACCGTTAAGTTGTAACTTGGCGGTAACAACTGGATTTTCACCCCAGCAGTGCATGTCTTTGGATGTTTCGGCAAGTACGTATGTGCCGGCATCAGAGACAGCGGATTGTTTGGAACCAGCGGTGGCTGTACCGGCGGCTTCGTTGGCGTGTTGGTCAGCGGCATCGGCACCAGCAGCGACTGTACCGGCAAGGTCCATTTCAAAAAGACCATCAGAACCGATGAAATCAGCAAGGGCGGCTTTACCACCGAAAGCGTGGATGGCATTAGGAAGAGCATCAACGGCATCGGTATAGTTGAAAGATTGGGCACCAAGAGCACGGTAAAGAACTTCACCACCTTCAAGAGATGAGCAGTAATCTACGTTAGCATCAGGTTGGACAACCCAGATGAGTTCTTTACAAGGGTGGTTGAAGTTAAGTTTGATTTTGTTGGAAGAAGAACCAACAGATTCATCACCAGTGAATTGAACTTGTTCAATGAGGTATTCGTGAGGGTTTTGGGCCATTTTTCTACGTTCATCAGTATCAAGGAAGATATAATCAACGTAAAGGGAGGCAGCAACAAGGGATTGTTGATAAGCATTGGTTACTGATACTGTACCATTAGCAGCGGCAAGGTCAGTTACAGCCCATAAGCATTCACCGATAGGACGGAAATCGATGTTGATCTTGACTTCGTGGTATTGAAGGGCAATAAGAGGAAGAGCAAGACCAGGGTTGCGGCAGTACCAGAATTGAAGAGGTACATATAATGTGGTTTCAGGAAGAGCATTGCGAGGAGCACATACTTGTTGAGCACCACCGGCGGCAGCACAAGGACCTGAGATAGAATCGAAATCTTTATCAGTGATGAATGTAAGTTGTGTGGTATTACCTACCATTTTGTGGTAACCGGCTTCTTGTTCAGATGACATAGTAAGTTGGTTCCAGATGTGCATCCAGTCACCATATTGACGATCGATTCTTTGACCACCAATTTCTACTTCAACTTGGGCAATAAGTTGTTCACCAGGGAAATCTAACCAACGAGCATAAACATCAGTAGCTTGACCTTTCATGTTTTGGTTAATTTCAGGGAGTGTTACTTGTAAGTATGTTCTGTAAGCAAGATCACCATTTCTTGATACGGTACAGGTTACACGGCGACCGAAATCGGCTTGACCTGAGAATGTTTGTTCAATGGATTCCATTGCGAAGTTTGTGTGTCTGCGGTATGAGACTTTCCAGAAAGTGATTTCAGGAGTACCAGTAAGAAAAACGTCTTGGGCGCCATAGGCGACTAATTGCATAAGAGCTCCACCCATTTTATATATTATCCTAAAGATAATAAATGTTGAGAATAACACGAAAAAAATGTTTTATTCTACATAAATCATTTTTTAATTATTAATTAATTCTTTTTTTTTACTCTATATAGATATATTTTAAAAAGTTATTTAGGTGTTTTTTTTAAAAAAGAATTATCAGTTATAAAATTTTCTAAATAATTACTATCAAATATTTCCTGTCTATTCTCATGTTTTTTTGAAAATATATAACTAGATTCCTTCTTTTTTACTGACCATCCTTCATCTATTGCATTATTAATAAATATTAATTTCTGAAGAAATTTATTTGATATATTTGTGTTTCCTTCGTATTTTATCATTTAATTATAGTGAAATTTTATTTTTTATATTTTTACGGATAATTTATTTAAATACTATAAAATATTATTATTATTTATGAGTAAAAAAAACACTATTGCTAATATTAATAATACTATTGATAATAAACACAATGAAATGATTGAAAAATTCGATAATATTGAAACTACTATAATTCCTGAACTTAAAAAAGAAAAAGAAGAACTTATTCATGAAATTAGAAGTTTATCTAAAAAAGAAGTTGATAAATATATGGAATTAAAAGACCGTATTCTTGAAATTAAATCTAATATTAAAAAGCTTAAAAATGAAAAAAAAAAATATTATATTGAAAACAGCACATATATATTTAAATATTTTGAAGAAAAGAAAAAAATTTCCTCCGGTGAAAATAATCAAAATATGAATGTTCTTAATACTTTTTTTAAAATTAGATCTACTAATAATAATTTTTATGATATCAATAATGAAAAATATTCTAATTCTAAATTAACATATCAAAAATACTGGAAAAATGTTAATGATGAAGTTCTTAATATTAAAGATTATATTGTCCCCTCCGATATTTGTCAATCTTGTAATAATGGTGAAATGATTTCCCAAGATGAAGAAGGTATTTTAATATGCAATAACCCTGATTGTGGTAAATTTATTACATATATTATAGATGGTTCTAAACCATCCAACAAAGAACCCCCTAATGAAGTCTCTTATACTGCCTATATTAGATTAAATCATTTTAAAGAAATTTTAGCACAATTTCAAGCCAAGGAAACTACACAAATTCCCGAAGATGTTATTGAAGCTATCCGTAATCGTATTAAAAAAGAACGTATTACTGATTACTCTCTTATTAATTATGACCTAATGAGAGATTTATTACGAAAACTTGGTCTTAATAAATATTTTGAACATATTCAATATATTAATTCATTATTCGGTATTAAACCACCTGTTATGAATGAAGAACTACACGAAACATTATGTATTTTATTTATAGAAATACAAAAACCATGGGCTATTCATTGTCCTGCTAATAGAACTAACTTTTTTAATTACACATATACATTATATCAATTATGTGTTCTTTTAGATCAAACACAATATTTACCATACATTCCTATGATGAAAGACCGTGAAAAACAATTAGAACAAGATATGATTTGGAAAAAAGTTTGCCGTAGTCTAGATTGGGAATTTTTTCCTACTGTTTAATTTTATATTTTTTTTATATAAAATTGAATTATTTTTTATTATATTATTATAATAAACATACACAATAATGAGTGAGTATATTGAAAATATTCTTTTAAGAAAAGTTAAAGATACATATGGTTGGCCTAGAACTATCTCTTCTACTGATAATTTAGAAAAACCTGTTATGACTAGAAGCGTTCGTATAGGTTCTTCTAGAAATTGTAATGATGACGGAATTATTAAGGATTACACTATTGAAAATAAACTAATGAATTTTGTCAATAAATACAATATTGAAAATTATGAAATAATTAATCATGATACCAAATACGAATTCTCATATGAACTTAAAATTGATAATGAAACATATACATCCTTTACTAATAATTTACAAGAATAATTTTGTTATTAATATTGATAATACTATCCAAGGCCATAAATTAAAAAAAATTTTATTATTTTCATAAAAATCTTGATACCATCCAAAACTTTTTTCTACGTTACCTATTGGACATCTACCATCAATTAACCAAAAAATTAACATTGATGATAATATTACTACTATTAATTTCAATAATTTTTTATTTATTAAAAATAATGATACAACCATAGTAGATATTGAAAATACCATATGCTGGCTATCTCTTGAATACATATCCTTTGTTAAAAATGATGTGTAAAATAATGCATGACATAAAAACAATATATAAATATATCCCTTTTCATATTCTAATAATTTTTCTGTTTTTAATATGTAAAATAATACACAATCTATCAATATTGTTATAATTATTAATATTGATATACGTTCTTCAATAAATTCACTTGTAGATTCCATTTATATATTATTTTATCATTTTAAATTATAAATAATTTTGATATTAAAATTCCTATTAAAGTAACAGGCCATAAATAATATAATGATTCTACATTTTCATAAAAAATACTATATCCATTAAATGTATTTTCTATACTACCCATTGGACAATGACCGTCTATACACCAAAATATAAGCATTATTGTAATTATAAATAAAAATAATTTTATTAATCTTTTATTTGTTACACATAATGATACAATTGCTATCATTATTCCATTCATAACATGTAGATTATCTCTAGTATGTATATCTTTTTCAAATAATGCAGGATAAAATAAAATGCTCATTAATAATAATAGGTATATTACTGCTTTATCAAATTCTACTAATGTTTCATATTGATATATTATCAAATATAATAGAAAAATATCCATAATTAATGTTAATAATATCATAATATTTGTTCTATCAGGCCCATCTGTTAGCAACATTCTATATAATATTAATTATAATTAATTAATATTATTATTTAATAAATTTTATATTTTATTGATAATTTACATAGGGCGAGGGAATCCTACAAGGTTTGCACCTACACCGAAACCTGCACCTGTACGTGCGGTAGCACCCATAGCAGGAATAAATACATCAAGAATACTGAATGTGGCGGCAGCGGTCAAAGCAATAATGACAACTTCTTCTACATTAAGGGATTTCTTTGGTACGGCAAAAGCAACAAGTGCTACGACAATACCTTCTACAAGATATTTGACAACGCGTTTTACGAGTTCATTGAAATCAAACATGTCCATGGCTGTTTCTTATATATTGTAAAAACAAAAAAATTTGAAACTTATTTATTTTTTTATTTCCTAAATAATTATCTCTATAAACAATATAAATAATCACTATCAATATAGATTATAAATGAGTGGATTTGAAAAGAAACTTGACGATTCAGGGAATATTAATCCTAAATATATTGACTTAATGGATGAAGATCCAATTTTGGCAGGACAAAAATTTTGTTGCATCTCTTTTGTATCACCCGAAAAAATACTAAAAAAACGTGAAATATTTTTACTTAATAAGTTTATTCAAGAGTATGATTTTACTAAATCAATGGATAAATTCGGTGGATTTTTAAACTTTGTATCTTATTCATACAAAATTAATGTTGAGGATTTATTCAAATTATTTAAAGAATTTGTTACTGAGGAATCATCTAAATTAAAAGAAGACGGTATTGAAGATGATTATAAAAATTTTATTGATAAAAATGAAGATAAGTTTAATGAAGAATTTAATCGTGAGCATAATTTCCAAACTTCTGTTCGCGGTCTTAAAGTAAGAGGTACATTCAATACACAAGAAGAAGCAGAAGAGCGTTGTAAATTATTACAAAAAACTGATAAAAATCACAATATTTTTGTTGGTCCTGTTGGTATGTGGATGCCTTGGGACCCAGAACCTTACCAAACTGGTAAAGTACAATATTTAGAAGAAGAATTAAATCAACTTCATAAAGAAAAAATGGAAAATGAAATAAAAGCTAAACAAGATTTTGACCAACGTATTAAAGATACTAAAAGAAAGGCTATTGAAGAAAATATTAAGAAAGCACAAGATTCTGGTAATAAATTAACTCAAACTATTGATGATGAAGGTAATCTTATCGGTGTTATGGAAACTGTCAATTTTGACGAACGTGACGCTACTACTCCAGATGAAACAAATGAATATAATAGAAAATTACTTGAAAGTCACCTTAATAAAAAAGATAAAAAGGAAGATTAATAGTAATACATTTATTATTGTAATGTAAAATTGATTTAAAATCTATTTATTTATTCATATAATAAATAAATATATGAATAATATTGATGAAAATACACTTGTCGCATGGTACTATAGCCGACATTTCGACAAAATGTATTTTTATAGATACCTAATTCAACATGTTGTGCATAATAAATTCATTGTAAAACTCCCTAATAGAGAAGATTTCGGCGACTATTTACGATTTACTCAAACTGTTTATAATAACATATATAGTAAGTATTTAGATAAAGACCATAGATACGCTGTCACGCTTTTATATGATAAATTAGTACTTCAACACGATTTATGTTCAAACTTGAAATTATCCAGTTTTTATGAAGTATATTCTAATAGTTGTCTTTTCCAACTTTACAATTATAAAGTTCAACAATATTTTACATTTTATTTTAACAAAATACAAAATGCTTATTTTGCACTTACTCATTTTGTTAATATATGCAAACGTAAAATTAATACCCCTTTTAATGAACAAGACCTTATTATGGATAATATTAATATTAATAATTCATGTCCCATCTTTCACCATAATAAATTATACTTATTCTCTAAAAAAGATATTTATAGTATGTTCTATAACTCTCTTGTATCTTCTTCATATGAATTTTATAGTTCTCCAAAATATATTAAAAATCCATATACTAATTTAGATTTCTCTTATCATCATCTTGTTCAATTATATTTCTTTTATAAAAATAACAGTTATTCTTTCTCTAGTATCATTGAATCTTTCTTTAATTGTAATTTTAAAATTAATAAATTTGTTACAAATAATGATACTCTTTTAACTAAATTAAATATTAATAGATTTTTAAATAATGATTCTTTAAATTCTGAAAAAATTATTTATCATATTAAAGAAATGATTAAATATACAAATAAACAAATTTTAAAAAATGGTAATCGCATTATTTATTGTAAATATTTTCCAAAAAAAATTTATATTAAGGCTTTTAAACCTTATCTTTACAACTATTTAATGTTTAAAAATAATAACGACCAAACTATCAGTTTTGATTGTTGGACCAAATTTAAAAGTAAAATTTGTCGTTTTAATAGAAAATCCCCTATGTTTGGAAGACAAGTTGTAAGAATTAAAAATAATAATCTACCATTAATATTTACTAATCTACCTAGTGGTAAAAAATATTATGATTATTATACAAGCCATATTAATTATTACAATAATGAAATTACAAAATATGATGATATTCGTCCTACTCCATTAAATAAAAGAAATTATTATAACGAAAATGATAATATTTATTCTAGTGATAGTGATAATAGCGATCATGATATTTCTACTCCTCCTACTGATAGCGATGATGATGGTATCAATATTATTATAAACTCCCATAATATTATTAACCAAAGTGAAAGTGACAACAATATTGAACTTATACATCAAGATTGTTAAATATAAAAATAAAATATATCTACTAGTTTTTTTGATAATTTACCATCACTTGGATAATGTATTCCTGCCTTTACACGACATTCATCACACTTTTTTGCTATTTTACTGAATTTTTCTTTTTTTTCTGGATATTTTTTTGATAATATTTTTTCTAGATAGTATGCTTGATATGCATGTCCCGCAGGCATTGCCGGTGTTCTTCCTGTTTCTGTTTCTATATAATTTATACTTTCATCTATTTGATATGGTCTAGGTCTATTTATTAAATATTTTATTGTATAAAATATTGGTACAGTATGTTTATACATTTCTCTTAATTCATCTACTGATTCTTCTACATGTTCTTCAAATGCATATGCTACAGATATATTTGTTAATTTAAAATAATTTATATCTTCTTCTGTTCGATTATCTACCATCTTTTTTACAATATCTGCTTCTTTATTATCATATACCGGTAGTGTTGGTAAATATGCGTTATAACCAGGTAATATAAACAAATATATTATAAATAAAAATATTAATCCTTTTAATATTTTCTTTCCTTCTTTATTCATATAATATATTAAATGAATAAAATTTTCTTTTTTTACCATTTATTTTTTTTTACGGTTACTTGTTGTCCTGCATTTCTTTTCTTTGATTTTGATGGATCATACTCATCATCTTCATCATCTGAACCCATATTTGCTGATATTTCCCAAAATTCTTTTGAACCTAATTTAAAATCTGGATGATCAGTTGCTTTATACCAAAATATTTGATCGTTTAATTTATTTGATTTCGCATTATTATGTATTACTAAACATTCATAATTCTCTGTTGTTTGATCCATTACTGAACAAAATGCTTCTAATGTTGGAAACATACTTGCATAATTCTCCCATATTCTTTTTCTATTTGTTAAATATGGTTCTCTTAAAATAAATACATAATCTATATTTGTTCTTAAATTTGGTGGAATACCTAAAGGATATTGCATTGTTATTATTAACATTACTTTCCAATGCCTTCCATTCATAAATAATAAACGCATCATTTTATCTCTTGTCCAACTTTGATCATATAGACAATCATCTAATATTACAAATGTTCTTGGATCTAATGTTGTTCTTCCTACTGTTTTCATATCTGAATTTATTTTTTTTAATGCTTGTTTCTGACGCCTTAATATATTTTCAATTAATACAGTATTATACTCATCATGTATAAATAATTTAGGAACGTGCTTCGCATAAAATCCATTCCCTGCTTCAGTCCCTGATATTACTGTTCCTACCGGTATATCTTGATGATAAAATAATAAATCTCTTACTAAATACGATTTACCTGTATCACGTCTTCCTATCATTACTATTACAGGTCCTTTATTTTCATTAGGTTTAAATGTTACTGTACGCATATCAAATTTTTTTAATTCTAAAGTCATATAATTTATACATATTAAAATATTATTATTAATAAAACGAATTTATTAGTTTAGAATTTATTATTTAATATATTTTTAATAATTATAAATGACTAGTAAATTTAGTGTTAATTTAGATACTGCTCATACCTTTGATATTTCTCTTTCATCCCAAATTAATAACATTAATAATCTTTCTATCAAAACTGATTATTATCCCCTAGATTTTAGTAATACTTCTAATTATTATCCTACTTTAGATTTATTTGATTATTCTCATAATTTAACTTTAAATTCTAATAAACATATTATCAATTATAATACTGCTATTAATTCTAATAATGAAAATGAAAATATTAATGTCTTCTTTAAATTTGCCCCTTTACTTGACACTACACGATATATGATTGGTAAATATAAAGATTTTCATTCTATTATTAATAATTTACCTAAAAATAATAATGATTCTAATATTATTGATAAATATAAATCTAAATATAATGCTTCTTATACTGATAATTTTGCTAGTTTTTTAATTAGTAAATTATTATCACACCATAATTTTATTAATGGTAATGATTATTTTGGAAGCTTTCTAGCTATACAAAAAAAATATATTATTGATATTGGTGATGAATTAGAATATTTATATGATTCAGATTTTTTTAGAGAAAATTTAGATAAACTTTTTCATATAGAAGACAAAAACAATATCAGTAATTTTGATTTTCTTAATTATGGTTCTAGATCTAATAAACCAAAATTAAATATTTCTGATATTCACGATAATCTACTTATTATTGAAGATATCGAAGATATTGAAGACATTGAACACATTGATATTGAAAATATTGAAAATATATATGAAAAACAAAACAATAATGATGGTGAAAATGATAATAGCGAAGAAGATGATGATGATAATAGCGAAGAAGATGATGATGATAATAGTGAAGAAGAAGATGATGATAATAGTGACGAAGAACCAGATGAAGAAGGCGAAGATGATGAAGATGATGAAGATGATGACGAGGATGATGAAGAGGATACACCTGTATATGCATATATTGATAATTTCCCTGTCCAAGTAATTTGTATTGAAAAATGTCACGGTACATTTGATGCATTATTAGAAAATGATTCAATTGATATTGATTCTGCTAGGTCTATATTATTTCAAGTTATTATGATTCTTATTACACTTCAAAAAACATTTCATCTAACTCATAATGATTTACATACAAACAATATTATGTATTCTAATACAGATAAAGAATTTTTATATTATAAATATGATAATATTTTTTATAAAGTACCAACCTATGGTAAAATTGTAAAGATTATAGATTTTGGTAGAAGTATTTATAAATACAATGGTGAATTATTTTGTAGTGATAGTTATAATGTTGGTGGGGATGCACATACACAATATAATACTGAACCTTTCTTTGATAATAAAAAAGCCAGATTAGATCCTAATTATAGTTTTGATTTATGTAGATTAGGTTGTTCTATATATGATTTTATTATACCCGATGATACTACATATGAAGAACTAGATGACTTTCAAAAAATAATTAACGATTGGTGCACAGATGATCATGGTAGAAATATATTATATAAAAAAAATGGTGAAGAAAGATATCCAGATTTTAAATTATATAAAATGATAGCAAGAACTGTTCATAAACATACTCCTCAAGAACAATTATCTAATTCATATTTTTCTTTTTATAAAATTGATGAAACTGATGAAAAATATTTTGATATTGATAGTTTACCAGTTTATGCATAATTTAATATTTAAAATTTATAAATATTAAATAATTATTTCATATAAGTATCTTTAAATTCTTCTGGTGTTGTAATTTTTACTTTTAATTCTTCAGCTTTTTTTGTTTTATTTGATTTATCTTCTTTTGATTTTACTATTAATGCAAATGTATCTAATTTAACACTATCTACAATAGATCCATTATATTTTTTTAAAAAATCTATTATTTCTTTATCACGTACTTTTGACATTACTATTTTTTTATTATATAATGGATGTGCTTTCATTTCTTCTGTAACTATTATATTTTCTATAACTTTGGGTTTCTCTGTTAATTTATTAGATAATCCACATTGTTGTAAAAATTCTAAAAATATAGGAATATTTGATACTATTGATTGAGCATTCTCTTTTCCTATACCATTTACTGAAAGTAATAATATCTTTTTTTCTTCGTCACTTTCGGTTCTAGTGAAGAAATCAGGATATTTTTCTAATATTGGTTTTAATTTTTTCTCACCTATTCCACGACCTAATTTATTTGATGCTGCTGCTATTTGTATTAATGATGCTTTTCTTATTTTATCTTTTATACTATCATATATCTTTTTACTTAATTTCTCTTTAAAACCTTCTACATTTTTAAAATTATCTAATTCCATATGTATTATTTTTGGAATACTATTATATCCTGCTGCTATTAATCTATTTACATTTCCCTCTGATAAACTTTCTACATCTAAACTTGTAAAAAATGCTGTAATATTCTTAGATAATACATTCATATCATCTTCTTTATTTGCTACTATTATATCTACATGTGTATCTGTCCAGGTATATTCTACATCAGGCATTTTTGCTTTTTCTGCTGGAATTGATACTCCTTTTATATGTGGTATAACATCTCCACTTCTTATTATTTGAATAGTTGCACCTATACCTATTTTATTTTCTTCAATAAATTTACCATTAAAACCGGTTGCATATTCTATTTTTGCACCTCCTATATTTACAGGTGTTATTCTTACTCTCGGTTTTAAATATCCACTTTTACTAGCTGTCCATATTACATCTAATACTATTGCTTCTGCAACTTGATCAGATAATACCATTTTAAATGCAAATCCATGTTCTGGGTTTTTATTTTTTCTTTCATATATATCATCATCTGATACTATCACACCATCTATTATATATTCATAATTTTCTCGATAATCTAATAATGTCTCTGACAATGATTCATTATTTATTTCACTTGTAATACTATTTCTTACTACATTAAATCCATATTCTTTCATTAATTTCATTTGTTCGCTTGGTTTTACATTGGGTTCTATTAATTCATAACTTATAAAATCTACATTTTTTGCTTTTAAATCACCCTTTTTCTTATTTACTATTCCTGCAACTAAGTTACGTGCATTTGAAAAGTCATTTTTGTAATTTTTATCAAACTTATCCTTAGTTATAATAAATTCTCCTCTTACTATTACATCTTTTTTATTCGGTATTCCATTTATATATTTTATTAAATGTGATACATCTTGACCTACACTTCCATTTCCTCTTGTATATAATTTTTGATCACCATTTAAACTATAATATAAACCACTTACACCATCCAATTTACATGACAAAACATATGGTCCTTTGTATTTATTTTTCCAATCACTGACTGCATCTGTTGTGGGTTTTATTTTATTCATTGAAGGCATATTTACAGGTAAATCTACTTTATTTTTCTCAAATTCCGCTCCTGTTTCATTTAATACATCTGAATTCGGATATTTGCCTTCTAAGTATTCTCTCGTTATATCATATTCCCCATCTGTTAATGTTACTTTACTCTGTTTTTCCTTATATGAATGGAACTCTTTATTCGCAATTTTTATTATTGCCTCTAATTCTTCTTTATTAAGAGAATCTAAATATGATACACCTTCTTGTTTGAATTTGTTCATCATTTTTAATACATTATTACTTGTTAATTTTACCTTTTTAGTTCCCATTTCTTTATTATCTTTAGATTTTTTTAAATTCTTTTTAGTTCTGTTTTTTTCATTCGTCTTTTCAGGACTTTTTTTAAGAGATACAGATAATGGTTTTATTTTTATAGTATTTATTCTATCTTTTTCTTTCTCTCGTCTTATTTCTAATATTCTATTAATTAATTCTGATTTTGTATTTAATTTTACTAATGTATTTAATCCTTTCGGTAAATTTAACAATTCTGATAATTCATCTCTTAATTGCTGACCACTCATATGTGAATATTTCTTATATAATTTATCATTATCTGGTGTATTTGTTAATAATTTACTTTTCTTTTTTGTTTTACTATTTTTCTTTATTGGTGTTTTTTTCTTTGTCAATGATTTTGGACTATTATTAAAAACTTTGGATTTTTCACTTAAAACTACACTTCTTGCATCTATTCTCTCGGTTGGTTCTTTATATTCTAGGCCCAAATATTCAAATATATCTTGTTCTGTTTTCGCATTTATATTTATTTTCTCTTCTTTTTTTGGTCCTGTTTTTTTATATAACCCATGTTCATTTAATGATAATTTATTTTTTAATGCATGAGCACGCATTACTGTATTAAATGCTTTACTTCCTGTAAAATACAATATTGCATACGGAAATTCTTCTGGTGGTGTATATAAAAAGTCTACTCTTCTTGCTGTATTATCATAGACTCTTGCTACTACTAAGCACTTTTTTTCACCTCTTGAGAGAATTTCTATTATTATTTTTTTTTCTATTAATTTATCCAAGAATTTGTTATAAACATCTACATTATTTGATGATATTATTACATCTATATCTCCTGAACTAACTGCACCTCTCCTATAACTTCCTACTATTTCAAATGTAGTATCCTTTGTTGCTACATCCATAAATATATCATAAAATATTTTTTTATATATATCAATCTCTTCTCTCGGTATTCGTTCTAATATTTCTTCATAATATTTTAATCCTATTTTTTGTTTATCATTTAGCAATTCATCTTGTCTATTTCTTAATTCTTTTATATTTTTCACTCCTTCTTTGACTAATTCTTCTGCTTTTTTAGGACCTATTCCATATACATTCGATAAAATATTTTCTGGACTGGTTTCATAATCTTCTATTAATTTTAATTTTCCATCTATTAAATATACTTCAAACTTTTTTAATATTGTTGGTCCTATAAACGGTTTTCCTTTTAATTGTTCTATATCTGTTATATCTTCATCTATTTTATATAAAGTCTCTTGTGCTTTTTTGTACGCTCTCGCTTTTACTGGATTACCCTTCTTTAACATTATGTCATTTAGTTTTTCTAAAAGATTAATTAATTTCTCATTCAATCTCATTTAATTATATATAAATTATATATAATTAAAATGTCAAATAATACTACAACGAGACCTGTTACTCCTGATATTAATTTAACATTACAACAAGAAGCTATAAACATCATGGATCACCCTGAAATTGTTGCAGCTCTAAATGGTACTCAATATTATCCACGCACTAATCCTGGAAACCCTAATACAGTTAATGGTTATAATATAGTATCTCCACCTCAAACTCCAAGAGGTGGTAAAAAAAAATCTATTAAAAAACGTAGAAAAAATAAGAAAAGAAAAACTAATAAAAGAAAAACTAATAAAAGAAATAAAAAACGTAGAAAAACAAAGAGAAGACTATAAGATTGTTAAAAAAAATGGATGATCATATTTTTGTAAAAAATCAATTACATCTAATGTTGTTTTGACATTTTTTATAACTGGTCTAATAAATCTAAATGATAAAAAGCATACTATAAGGAATTGTAACTTCATTAGTAAATAATATTTAATTATATTTAAATATTTTTAAAATTAAAAATTAGGATTATCAGTAAATACTTGTGCATTTGATGTAGGATTTACCTTTGTGTCGGTTAATACATTAAAAAATTGTGTAATATTATTTCCAGAATAATTTATAACATTAGACCCAACAAAAGATGCAGCAAATACCATGACAAGATCACGTATTAATATTTTTATAGGCATCCACTCTTTTTCAATATACTTCATTTCTAGCATTTTAAATAAAGAATACACAACTGTAACTATTAATGAAAAAAATATAAGTTTCTCCATTTTTATATTTTTATATGTCAAATCTTTTTTATTTTATAAACGAATTTTATTGTTCAGCTAATGTGGTTATTTCTTCTAAATCTTTTTTTTGTTCATCTAATGTGGTTTTCCAAACTTCCAATGTTGTATTTAATCTTTCTAAAGTGTGATTAAATTCATTCATAGTCTCATTTAATTCTTTTAACTCTTTATCTTTTTTTTGTATATATGTTAAACAATTCTTCAATGATAATGATACTTGTGAATCATTATTTTTAAAATCTTCTATATTATTACTATCAATTACAATTTTTAGTTCTGATAAGAACTGTAAATGGTTTTTAATATCTTCATCTTCTTGGTCTTCATCTTTTAATTCATTCATTAATTCTTCCGAGCCATAAACCTTATATAGTAGTTCAAATATATACTTTGTATCCTTAATATAACTTGTTACTATATGATCATTATTTTTATTTTCATCAATATTTATCCATTTTTCAATAAATAAATTACATACATTCATTAACTCTTTATCAGCATCTTCAAAATTATCATTAGTAATGGGTTCATTTAAAATAGTCAAATCAATTTCACTAAAATCTGTCATTATTATATTTTAAGATTTAAAATATAATTAATCTTCATTCAATTTTATATAATTAATTAAAATGGTAATTCTTCAACATCATTTAAAACTAAGTTTTCAGTACTTATTTTCATATCTCCGTTATCACCTATTTCATTAATTCCTGTTAAAGTAATATCTTCTCCAATTGTAAGTGGTGTATCTTCTTCTTCTTCTTCTAATTCCTCTAATTTTCTAGCAATGGCTCTATCATTACTAATTTCTTCTAATCTTTCTATTGTTTTTGGTGCATTTATTTCTTCTTTTTCATCATTTTCATTCAATATACTATCTATATCGTTAAATGATAATTGGGTTTTTACTGGTTCTTGATCTATATCTTTAATAGAAGGAACTTGCTCTGGTATTTCTTCTGTTATTGGATCTTCTTTCTTTTCTTCTTGTACTACCTCTTTCTTTTCTTCTTCAATTGGAATATCTTCAATAATAATTTCTTCTTCTTCTTCTATTGTTTCATCCATATATGCACGTATAATTTCTTCTGTAGGGATACTTTCACGTATAGCCATCATAATACATTCTTGTATTATATTTTCAATCTCTCTAGCATTTTTTTGTTTATCTAATGCATTTACATTTTTATCATATAAGTATGTATTTTTATACATTTTTCTTGCAGCATTAATATAAACTTTATGTATAAACTTATCTAATTTAGGTATTGATATATCAATCTTTTTTTGTTTATTACCAACTCTAATACAAGTTAATATTTTTAATTGAATAATATGAACACAAGATATTAAATCTTCTAAATAATTACAACCACTTCTCTCTATTATTCGTTTTCTTTCTTCTTCTAATAATTCTTCATTCCATTTTGGAACTCTAGATAATAAATTTTGATATGTCATTAAATATTTATCTAATTCATTATTATCAACACACATTTTCCAAGATTCATCAAATAATGATTTTAATCCTTCTTGTACCAAAGGTGTAAATATACTTACTAACCTACAACACCATTCATTTCTAGATTCATGTAAATTGGATATTACAAAATCGTCCATATTTATATTGTTGTAATACTTTTTAAATCGTCTTTTGAACGAAAAAATATTCTTTTTAACATTAATAATAATAATAATTTCTCGAATCTAAATTCCATTCTTATTCTATCAAATGATATCAATAATTCTGATTTATTATACTCACTATGAATATTTCGTTTTTTATAATTTTCTATTAAATCTAAACATGTTATTCCATTTTCATATAATTCTACCCCACTTCTATTTAAAAATTTCAAATCTAAATTATTTGTCTCTTTAAGTTCTATTAATTCTTCCATTTTATTATCTAGATATTCCTCTATACTAGTATCTTTTAGTTTTTCTTCTAATGATGACATTTTTAATTTTTCTAAATTTATAACCTTTCCATCTTTTATATATTCATTTACATATATTTCACAAAATCTTGATAATATTGGTTGTAATAACCTATATTTATTTTCAAGTATCATAAAAAAACGCGTTTTATGACTAAATTCTTCTATACATCTTCGTAATGCTGATTGTGCATCTGTTGTTAAATTATCTGCATTTATTAATACTATTGTTTTAAATAATAAATTATCATTTGAATTAAAATTTGATTTTGCAAAAAACTTTAATTCTTCTCTTATAAATTTTATTCCTTTTCCATGACTACAATTTACTATCATAACATTTGTTTTGATAGATTGTTTATTATTATTGTAAATTGTATTTATAAAATTTTGTACTATTGTCATTTTCCCTGATGATGATGAACCATGAAATATTAAATTTGGTATTTCTTTATTTTTATAAAATCCATCTAATTTTAATTGTATTTCTTTATGTATTTCCATGTAATTATTTAAATTATAATACCTTTAAATAATTATTTTTACTTTATATCATTTCATACTTTTCATGTATTTTTTCCATTCTTTCGTTTAAATTATCAAATTTACTTGCGTATTTCTTTCTAATTTCTTTAATTTCTTCATTTAATTCTCTATCATCATCTTTTGTACCCATTTTATGAACACCATTGTTATAGTTTTTTTGAATTTTTTCAATTTCACGATGTTCCTCATTTTTAAGCTCACTTCGTTTTTCTTCTATTTCATCCAATTCAAGAAGATATTGTTCCACATCTGGTTTTAATTCATTACTACCTGATTTAATTTTTCTTGTTTTTCTTTCTCTTGTTTTTCTTTTTCTTGTTATTTTTCTTTTTAATTTTCTTTTTTTCTTACCTCCTTTTTCATGATTTAATGTTTCAATTATTAATTCTATATCTTGATCTATTTCTCCATTAGTTTCTTTATTACTTTGAATTAAATCTAAAACTGTATCAATTTCGTTTTTTTCTTCTTTACTAATAGTATTAGTTTTTATACTTTTATTTAATTTCGGATTAAATACTCTTTTTATTTCTTCTTGTGTATATTCACTACTAAGTATTTTTTGTTGTGTTAAACTTTCTATTAACATAAATTTTTGAGATATATTTAAAGTTTTATAATTTTTCGGTAAATATGTAAGTCGTTGAAATATTTTACTCATATATATATTAATCATATTTTTTTAATATTATGTATTTGTTGTGTTAATATATACTTATCTGGTGTTATTGTTTTACGTCTTAAATTACATTTTAAACAAGCTATTTCTACATTATCAAAATTATGACCGTGATTATTATCAATTCTATCTAAAGACCATTGATTTATATCTCTCACATATTTATAAAATATTCTAGATTTATCATTACAATACATACATACTGTACCACATTCAATTAGTTTATTTATTGTTTGTTCTAAGGTTATAAATTTTTCTTCATTATATTTTTTCTTAATAACATCTTGATTTCTATAACCAGATAATTTTTTTTTAATTTCTCTTTTTAGTAATTTGGTATCATTATTTAAAATATTATTGTTAAGGTCTGTTAATATTTTTATTTCGTCATCATAAGTTATACTATCATAATTCCAAACATCCTTCTTAGTTATTACACGAGAGTTTTTTTCTTTTTTTTTCGGTGTATCTTTTATTTCTATATTAATAATTTTCATATCATCAGACATTTATTTATATATATATATTAATAAATAAGATAAACACATCATTATATACTAATATATAAATGGACATTAGTAATAATAACGCTGCAGAGAATATTAATGATATATTGAATAAAGTCAGCGAAATGCCTGATAATTCTAAGACTAAATTATTATGGAATAAATTAGATAATTCAACTAAAATACAAAAATTACATACATTCGCTGAAAAGTATGGACGTGAAAAACAATTTCCTATAAAAGAAATTAAATTATTAAAAACATATTTTACTGATTGTATATTACATAAAAATAAATTAAATAAGAATAAAGATCTAGTATATGACAAAGATAGTGGATTAATTACAAATATACCAGGAATAAACTATAATAATACTACAAAGTCATTTACTATTCGTGTAATTGATTCTAAACGTGTATCAACATTAAAATCACTTACACCGAAAAAGAAAGACAAATAAATATATATTGCATAAAATTGATATATAAATTACTATAGTTATTTATATAAAATGGAAGAAGAACTAAGTGAAAATAGTAGTATTACATCATCTTGTTTTTATAGCATGTTTGAAAATATATCTGAACAAGAATATAATGACATGCTAGAAAATATAGAAGATCTATTCAATATATATATACAAGAATATGGTATTAATATGAAAAATAGTAACTTTATGGATAAATGTATTCATAATATAAGTATTGAAATATATAATTTATGGTTATCTGCTAATATTTGTAATAGTTCTAATCTAGATGATATTCATCATATTGTTGAAGATTTATCTTATAAATTAACAAATTTAAATAACATTCCATCATATGTTTCTTTACAAGATACATATATTGAATCTAATATTAATGATGATATAATAGAGTATATTAAATCTAAACCACAACCAGAACAAAAATCTAAAGAATGGTATAATTTAAGACAGCAGATTATATCAGCTAGTGTTATGTGGAAAGTATTTAAATCTGATGCTACATTAAAAAGTCTTATTGCCGAAAAAACAAAACCAAAAAATTATAATATTAGTTCTCCTACTATGGATTGGGGTAATAAATATGAACCTGTTTCTGTTATGATTTATCAAGATAAATATCAAACAATTATTGAAGAATTTGGTTGTATTATACATGATGATTATGAATATATCGGTGCTTCTCCTGACGGTATTAATGTTAAAAAAGATTCCCCTCTATATGGTAGAATGTTAGAAATTAAAAATATTGTCAATAGAGATATAACTGGAATTCCAAAAGAAGAATACTGGGTACAAACACAAATTCAAATGGAAACATGTAATCTTGATTATTGTGATTTCTTAGAAACCCGTTTTACTGAATATACGGAATTTGAATTTTATAATGATACTATTCATGAATATAGAGGTGTTATTTTACACTTTTCAAAAAATATTACTAACAATATTAATTACATTGAAATAAATAAACCTCATTACGAATATTATCCTATTAATAAATGTCTTGATTATAATGATATTAATAATTGGATTAGTGATATAAAAGATAAATTAAATGATACTTATACATTATGTGCTACTAATTATTGGTTTTTAGATGAATTATCTTGTGTTTTAATTAAACGTAATAAACAATGGTTCTCCTTTGCATTACCTCTTATTAAAAATTGTTTTGATTCAATTCAAAAAGAAAAAAATAAATCTAAACTTATTATTGATGTAAATTCAATTAATGGAACACATACTATTAGAAATATGCCTTCTATTAATAAAATTAATATTGTAAAAACATAGTATTAAAAATAATATAAATATATTTTTTTTTATATAATAATATTAGATGGAAGATACTACTATTATTAGTCCAGGAACATCTCCTTCACTTAATGCAAATACTGAATGGTTATCACAAGATGAAGAAATGTATGTTATTAAAAGAGATGGTAACGAAGAAATTGTTTCTTTTAATAAAATTCTAAAAAGAATTAAAACTATTGGTCAAGAATGTGATATTAAAATTAATTATACTGCATTAACTATGAAAATTATTGACCAACTTTTCAATCATATTACTACTACACAAATTGATAATTTAACTGCTGAACAATGTGCTTCATTAGCTTCTATTAAACCTGAATATTCTACACTTGCTGCTAGAATTTCTATATCCAATCATCATAAAAATACCACTGAATCTTATTTACATGTTATTGAACAATTATATAATTATACTGATATTCATGGAAAACATACCCCTCTTATCACTGAAGAATTATATAATATTGTTAAAAATAATATTGATATTATTCAATCTACTATTGATTATTCTCGTGATTTTTTATTTGATTATTTCGGTTTCAAAACACTTGAACGTGCTTATTTAATGAAAGTTAATGGTAAAATTATTGAACGACCACAACATATGTGGATGAGAGTTGCTATTGGAATTCATAAAAACGACATTCAATCTGTCTTAACTTCTTATAATCTTTTATCACAAAAATATTTTACACACGGCACACCCACTCTCTTCAATGCAGGTACCCCTAGACCTCAACTTAGCTCTTGTTTCTTATTATCTATGTCTGATGATAGTATTAAAGGTATTTATGATACATTAACTGATTGCGCTCTTATTTCTAAATGGGCCGGTGGTATTGGTCTTCATATTCATAATGTTCGTGCTTCTGGTACTCATATTCGTGGAACTAATGGTACTTCTAACGGTATTGTACCTATGTTACGTGTTTTTAATAATACCGCAAAATATGTTGACCAATGTGTTCATCCAGAAACCATTATATACACCACACATGGACCTAAATGCATACAAGACTGTATCGTAGGTGAAACCGAAATATTTAATATTAATGGAATACCTGAAATTATTAATAATGTCCTAGAACATTCATATGATGGCGAATTTTTAGAAATTAACAATGCACATTCTATACAGCCTCTTCGTATTACTCCACAACACCCTATATATACACTCAAAGGACAAAAAAAAGGTATTAATTATAAGGTTATTATAAATAGATTAGACAAAAAACTTGTAGATTTTGAATGGATTGATGCAGCGGATTTAGATGAAGATGATATGATTGTATACCCTATACCAAAATATGAAAAAAATATCGATCCTATCACATCCAATGATTGCTATATGTATGGTGTTATTTTAGGCGACGGATGTATGTCTAATTCTACAGATACTTCCGGTTATGTATCAATTCATACAACAAATAAAATTCATATTCGAAATTTTATGGAAGATTATTTTAATGACCGTCATGTTGAGTTTAAAGTAAATGTTACAGATAATACAACCAGAATTAGATGGAACCGAAATATACATTTGCCATTTAGATATGCTGATTGTTATGACGAAAACAAATGTAAGCGTGTTCATTCTAAATGGTTAAATTTGCCTATTGATAAATCTAAATATATTTTAAAAGGATTAATTGATACAGATGGATGTAATGGAAAAGAACTCGTTTTTGATAGCACCTCATTAAATTTAATTGAATCTGTACGGTTTATTTGCATGAAACTTGGTATTCTAACTAGTGGTTATATTCGTAATCGTGTTGGTGAAGAACATATCACTAAAAATGGTATGATTATAAACAAACAAATATCATATTGTCTCCGTATACCTAAAACACGGGAAATTTGTGATTTACTTAATATAGAATATGATGATTCGCAATTTTTTAAATTCTTTAAACATGGTGATTTTTTACTCAGTCGCATTACAAATATTAACAAAACTAAATACAAAGGTGTCCTTTATGACTTACAAATGAAAGAACAACATAATTATCTATTGACCAATGGATTAGTCCATAATGGCGGCGGAAAACGTAATGGTAGCTTTGCTATTTATTTAGAACCTTGGCATGCTGATGTTGAATTATTTTTAGAAATGCGAAAAAATCACGGTGATGAAGAACTTAAAGCTAGAGATTTATTTTATGCTTTATGGATTCCTGACCTTTTTATGGAACGTGTTAAAGAAGGTAAGACATGGACTCTTATGTGTCCCGATGAATGCCCCGGTTTAGCTGATGTATATGGTTCTGATTTTAATAAATTATATACAAAATATGAAAATGATAATAAAGGTAAAAAAACTATTGAAGCTCGTAAATTATGGTTTGCTATTTTAGATGCACAAATGGAAACCGGTACTCCTTATCTTTTATATAAAGATTCTGTTAATAAAAAATCTAATCAAAAAAATATTGGTATTATTAAATCTTCTAATTTATGCACCGAAATTACTGAATACTCTGACCCCCAAGAAACTGCTGTTTGTAATTTAGCTAGTATTTCTTTACCTTCTTTTGTTGAAAATGGTTTATTTAATTATGAAAAATTACACGAAATCACCTCTGTTGTTACTGATAATTTAAATAAAATTATTGATGTTAATTTTTATCCTACTGATAAAGCTAAAACTAGTAATAATAAACATAGACCTATCGGTATCGGTGTTCAAGGCTTAGCTGATGTTTTTATGAAACTTGATATTCCTTTCCATTCCCAAGATGCAAAAAATATTAATAAACTTATTTTTGAAACTATCTATTATGCTGCTCTTGAAAAATCTTGTGAAATTTCTTCACGTGATGGCCCTTATTCTACTTTTCATGGCTCTCCTGCTAGTAATGGTATATTACAATTCGATATGTGGGGTGTCAGACCTTCTTCTAGATATAATTGGACCACACTTAAAGATAACATTGCTAAATACGGCCTTCGTAATTCTTTATTATGTGCTCCTATGCCTACTGCTTCTACTTCTCAAATTCTTGGTAACAACGAATGTTTTGAACCTATTACTAGCAACATATATAACCGTCGTACTAATGCCGGTGAATTTATTGTCGCCAATAAATACATGATGCAAGACCTTATTAAACTCGGTTTCTGGAACGAAGATATTAAAAATAACATTATTGCTAATCACGGTAGTATTCAACATATGGACTTTTTACCTCAACACATCCGTGACAAATACAAAACTGTTTGGGAAATCCCTATGAAACATATTATTGATATGGCCGCTGACCGTGGCGCTTTTATTTGTCAAAGTCAAAGTCTTAATTTATGGCAAGAAGACCCTAACTATAATTCTTTAACTTCTATGCATTTCTATGGTTGGAAAGCTGGTTTAAAAACTGGTATTTATTATCTTAGAAGACGCGCTGTTCACCAAGCACAACAATTTACTATTGAACCTGAAAAAAATACTCAACAAGATGATGAAATTTGTGAAATGTGTTCTGGTTAATTTTTAGCAGATATTACCTTAATTTTTCTATTAATCCTTTAAATATATCATTTTCCATATGAATGTTATATTTCATCTTTAAACAACATCTTAAACATACTATTGTATCTACTAATGAATCATGTAAATTATCTACTCCTTCTCCAAATAATTTCTTATGTAACTCTATTAACTTCGGCCATTTATAGTATTCCTTTCCTTTTTGTGATATTGCTATTATTTTACATATTTCTATTCCATTTTTCATTGTACAATAATTCTTTTTTTCTATTATTCCTATCATATCAAATATTCTCCTATCTATCATATTCCCCTCTATATATTCCCTATGTCTCATTAATTCTATAAATAACATTCTTGAATCAAATTCTATATTATGCGCTACTACACTATCCGCTTCTCTCATTGCTTCATATAATCTTTCTAATCCTGTTATCATTGTCACTCCTCTTAATGACTTTTCTTTATCTATTCCTGTTAATCTTGTCACTTCTTTCGATATTTTTATTTGACGTTTTAAAATTATATAATTATCAAAATAATCTTCTATATTATTACCTTCTGTATCGAATAGTATATAACTTAATTGTATTATATATGGATATTCGCTAATATTTTCCATATTTATTATTTTAGGCAATAACCCTGTTGTCTCTACATCAAATATTAATATTTTCATTATTCTCTTTATTATTATTTCTTAGTTTATTTTACATTCAATTTTTTATAAATAATTATATATATATGTCAAATTCTATAAATAAATATACTTTTATTTTTCCAAAAGATAAAGCTAATTGTGATCTAACTAACTTTTTTTTCTATTATCATTCTAATGACAGTTCTAATCCCGAATATAATGTAAAAATTACTGATAAAAATAAAGATGAAAATACTATAGATAATCTCTTTAATATTGCTGCAAACTATTATGACAAAATAGATACTATAGATGAACTTAAAAAACAACGAGAGAAATATTTTAATATTGCTATTGGTAAAGATAGTTCTAATATTCCCGTTCCTTACCATAATACTATAGATAAAGATGATGAACCTTTATTATTTCATATTGCATTAATTGATCATATTATTTATAAACTTGAAGATACATATGATCCTTACAGACCTTTTAATGATGATTCAGAAGAATCTGTTGTTGGAGATGCTCCTCCTTCTGCTTCACAAGATTCAGGAGAAGAAGATGAAAGTGATGATGATTCTTCACATGATTCAGCATCTGTTGTTGGACAAGCTCCTCCTACTGCTGAAGAAGGATCTGTTGTTGGAGATTCTTCTAGAGCGGAAGAGGGAGAGGAAGAGGAAAAGGAAGAGGAAGAGGAAAATGTTGATGATCCTTCTAGTGATGAAGAGGAAACTGAAAATGTTAGAGATTCTTCACAAGATTCAGGAGAAGAAGATGAAAGTGATGATGATTCTTCACAAGATTCAGCATCTGTTGTTGGACAAGCTCCTCCTACTGCTGAAGAAGGATCTGGTGTTGGAGATTCTTCTAGAGCGGAAGAGGGAGAGGAAGAGGAAGAGGAAGAGGAAGAGGAAGAGGAAGAGGAAGAGGAAAATGTTGATGATCCTTCTAGTAATGAAGAGGAAACTGGAAATGTTGTTGGAGATGCTGCTGCTAAAGAAGTTGATGCTGAACGAAAAGTTGATGCTGAACTTGATGCTGAAGAAGGTGATGCTGAAGAAGTTGATGCTGAAGAAGTTGATGCTGCTGAAGAAACAAAATTATTTACAGATAAACAAGATAATGATGATATATGGAATAGAAAAGACTTAAGATTTATTGCTGGTAAATTAAATAACAATCATATAATTGATATTAAAAAAAAAATAATAAGCCTTCAACCCGTTCAACCCGATTTTGAAATAGAAGAGGATAGTTATGGAGATGTAGAATTTGTAGAAGATGCAGAAGTAAAACCAGAAGTAAATGAAAGTGAAGGATCCGAAAACACGGGCAATAAAGATAAATATGTACATATGGAACAAATGAAAATAATAATGGAAGAATTAGAAACTAAAACTAACAACATGAAACAAGAAAAATTAAATAAACGTATAAAAGAATTAGAAGAAAATGCTGAATTAAATACTCAAAAACAACAAAAAAGGGTAAAAGATAAAGCGGATATCAATGATTTGGATGAAAATGAAAAACAACGAATTACAGATAAAATAAATAAATGGGAACAAAATAAAACAGCACAATATGCAAATGAAAATAAAAATAAAAATGGAGATCCAGCTCCATTTGATATTGCTGTAAATTATCTTTATTATTTATTTTTATTAATTGATTGTATTCATATAAATAATGACTCACTTGGAGAAAATAGTATTATAACAGATGAGCATAAAAAAATATTGAACAAATATAATAAAGAATTTAATAATTTATTGTATTTTGAAGAGGATAAAGATCTAAAAAGTATGAGACAAAATGAATTTTTCGAAGAATTAAACAAATTATATAGAAATATACAACAATTTCCGGTTCTAGGAATAAATAAATATAGAATAATTCTACGCTTTATACCAATAGATGTATTAAAAAATTATAATGAATATATGAGTAAAATACAAGATACATATAAAGAAGGAATATTAAAAAAAATTAAATTTGTAATAGAAATAAGAGAAAAAAATGATAAGACAAAATATGTTTTTATAGATGACAATGGTAACATTTTATTTAACAAATTACAAAGATTATATAAAGGTATATATGGTAAAAATAAAGGAGGTAGTTCAAACGATAAAAATGTTTTAAGAAAAAGAAAAATAAAAATGGGTGATATAGAAGAACAATTAAATAATTTGTTTAAAGATGACAACGATATTAAAAATAGTAGCGAATTAAAAGAAAATGATAAAAGTGAAAATGATAAAAAAATATTAAAATTATTAGATCTTTTGGAAACAATGATAATAATTAATGATAAAAATATAAATAATGATGACGAATTATTCAAAAAATTATTACAAAGCATATTTGGTGATGATATAAATAACTTATATAACGAATATAATAATAATAAAGTTGTTGAACATGAAAGTAAAAAATATCAAATCACCGATAATCATAAACAAATAGGTATATCAACTATACCATTACCTGTTCGATTATTTGATATGGATATAAATATGCTGAATAATCTTATAAATCGCACAAAGAAGAACAAGAACATGAACAAGGGTGGCGGTAATAGTACTAAAAAAATTACTAGTGAAGAATTATATAAATTAATAAAAGAGCAATTTGAACGTGTAGATAAGATATTAATGGTTTTAAATATGGATATATCTGTTAAAATTATGTCTCTACTATCCAATAAAGATATTGCAGAAAAACTTTTAGATCCAATACAAGATCGCGTAGATAATAGAATTGCACCAAATATTATTATGGAACTAACTAATTGTTTATATATATCTACTCATTTTGGTGATGATCCAAAAGCACCATTTGATATTAGAATGTTAGGTGATGAGTTTATTGATAATTTACAACAAGTGTATGATAAAGATACTAAAAAATATAATGAATTTTTAGATTATTACAAAAAGAAAAGTGAAGGAAAAAATTATATCTTTGGTTATGTATTATTCAAAAAAATGTATAATATCTTTAAAAAAAGTAGTAGTCATACAGCAATGGATGGCTTGGGAACTAACACACAACAAAAACATTATTATGTTATGTTATATTTTATTTTAGCTATAGAAGAAAAAACTGTTAATTTTATTAAAATTATAAATTATTTATATAAAAAGGATAAATTACCTATTATAAATAATGAATATTATAAATTGTTAAAAGATAAAAAGGTTGTTGTAACTATAGTTAAAAAAAGACATGATAATGCAAATTATGATGTAAATCATCCATTATTTAAAATTAATAAAGAAATAAAAGATTCTACCTTTAAATCACAAGATAATGAAAGCAAGAACACATTGTCTTATTTAATTGTAAAATATAATAATTTACTACCTGGTAACATAAAACTTTCCACATGGATAAATAAGAAGAACGACGACGAACCAAAAGCAGAATATTTTTACAAACAAGGTAATGAAATTAAAGATTATATTCCAGAATATAATGAAACACATCAATTTGGACCATTTGATTATATTTATTCCGAATCTAGTTCAAAAAATATGGATATTGCAAAGGATATTACTTCAAAAACTATTGATGATTCACTTAGTAAAAAACAAAATATTGAAGGATTACTTGATAATTTAAATAAAGGAAAAGATTGTATGGTTATTGGTTATGGACAGTCTGGTTCTGGTAAAACAAGTACTTTGATTCAACTTATAACTAAAACAACTAGACAAGATGGTGTTTTGATTCATTTTTTAAAAGGATTATCTGGTAAATTAAATAGAATAAAAATTCAATGTGTTAATTTATATGTTAAACCAAATGGTGATGGTAATCATCCTAACTCATATGATTCATTCTTACCTACAAGTAATTATTTACCTCAAATATATAACTTCACTGGAGATAATGAAAATAAAAATATTGATATTAAATCATTAGGAGATTTTTTATCTAATAAAGAAAATCATAATAATGAAAACACCAGTAAAATAATTGATACTACAGATAATTTTAATGAAAAAATAAATGATGTTTCACAATATATATTGAATTTATTTGATGCAAGACAAGTTTTACCAACTACAAATAATGAAAAAAGTTCTCGTAGTCATATAATTGTTTGTTTAACGTTGAATCCTAGTGATGAAGTTGAGGGTGCGACTGAAGGTGAAGAAGGAGCAGAAGGAGAGAAAAAGGGTAAAATTAACAATAGAAAACTAATCGTATGTGATTTAGCCGGTGTTGAAAATCAATTTGTTTGCGAAGATGAAGATGAATTAAGAGAATTTGATAGACAATATAATATTTTAAAAGAAATGAAAGGAAATGATAAACAAGCTGAAGTAGCATATAATTACTTATTCAATAAAGAAGTGTTAAAATCTAATTGTAACGACATTGAACGTCCAATTTTTGATTATAGTAAAGCTAGTGATTTAAGTAGAACAATTGAAGATGTTATCAAAGATTATACAGATTCTAATATACAATTTAAAAATCAAGAAAGTGATCGTATCAAAGAATATGTACAAAGAAATTTAAAACTGACGTTAATTTACGATTTTATAAATATAAAAATAGACGATTATCTTAATCATGCAAAGTTAATGTATATATTATTTTGTAATAGTACTGATAAGGATTTTCTTAGTGATAGAAATCTTACAGAACTTATTGAAAAAATAGAAAAAATAAAGAAAGATATAAATACAATAGAAAGTGATTATAATGAAAAAACGGATGAAGAATCAAAAAAAGGTTATATAACAGAAAATATTAGTAAAATACTTGAGACTTTAGAATCTTTAAATGAAATTAAAGGAGAACAAATATTCATTGGAGATAATTTATACGATATTCCAGAAGTTACATTTTTTGATAATAATGATAATGAAAAAATAAAAAACTATGTAAAAGAGTATGAGTATAACTATTACCCAAAAAACCCAAAAAAAAATAAACAATCATATTTTATTGAAGAACACAATACAATTCGTAATAAAGAAAATAATTTTGCTCCTAATGAATTTATTATGGATAAAGATAATACTAATATTGAACCAGAAAGAAAATTTAAAACTAAAAATAATATACTAAATATTTTAAAGGAGGAATATAAATTTAATATTGATGGATATTCCGATGGTCTTGGATATGTACCATTTTTTATATATAATGGTAAAAAGGCTTCTGGTGCAAATAAGACTATTTACACCCCTCATAAATTTAGTGAATATCCTACCATTTATGGATTAGTAAAATTATATAATGCAATAGTTCATGGTGAATTATTAAATGGGTATAAACGTAAAAATGCCTTTTATAATTTTGGAGCTATTGGAGGAGTTAATGAGACAGCAGGTGAAGAATTCTTTTTTCAAAAACAACTAATAGAAAATGTAAAAAAAAAAATTAAGAGTATTCTTAATAGAGATAATATTAAAAACCACAGTAATTTTAAAAAAACAAAAGATTATTTTGAAACCTATAACAAAACATTGGAAAAAGATATTATAGAAAGTTTTAATAGGATAAAGAATAATCTAGTAGAAAATTTACCGAAAGAAAATAATGCTGAGATATGTTTGGCTGAAAGAGTTGAAAAAATTAGAAATGATTGTAAAACAAGACTTCAAGAGGGGTTTATGATTAATCGTTCATTAGCTGAACTCAAAAATGGTATTGCATATATTGCAAAAAATAATGTATTAGGAAAAGATTTACCTATATATTTTGAAAAGGATATATATCCTGATTGTAGAAGTAAATATTTAGATAATTTTGTTTTTGACAAAAGTATATTCTACGGGAATAATACAGATAATGATAACAAACCTCTTTGGGAAAAGGAACTTAATACATACGGTATTATTTTATCCATTATTAAAAACTATTTCAAAGCAGGTGGAAATGGATTTGATAAATTCATGGTATATACGCTTCTTGTGTATAATACATCATTTTTCTCTGAACCTTCTCAATCTGGATATAATAAGAATGATAACCGTGTAAAAGAAAAAGTACCTAGTACTGATAATACAGGTAGAAAAAATAATCCACCAAAACCTCCATACATTTATTGTGATATTTTGAAATATTTTACTAGAATTAATACTACTAATAAAACTAACACAATAGAAGCAATATCATTATTTATAAAATACTTACAACAATATGAATTTTACAAAGGTAATCCGCTTATTGACGAAGTGAATGTAAAATTAAAAGAATTTCAACAAAACGAAGGTGATACCAATAGTATTAATCACGTATTACGTAGTACTGAAGAATTAATCACATTTATAGAAAGAAATAATGCTGGTACATTAATTGGGACTTTAGAAACTACCGATTTATTATCTACTATTGGATTTGACCAAATAGGTTGCAGTAATATTATAAATCGTAATTATAAACAATATGATAAAAAATATGATAACATGGTAAGCGAAGAAAAATCATTACAATCACTTATTAATTTATACAATAATACTATTAATGAAACTAAAAAATCAATTCACGATACTATTATTGATTCCCCAATTAAAAAAGTAAAATTACAAAAGGAGAGTGAAATACAAGATGTTAAATTTATTAATGGCCTAGATTATAGTGAATATATTAGTGAAAATATTAAATTTGATGATAATAAAGGTGGAGGGAAAAAACATAAATCCAAAACTATGAAAAGAAGAAAAAGAAGAAATATCACTTTAAAAAAATAAGTTTAAATAAGTTAAAAATATAATAAATATATTATTATATTTTATATTATGTCTTCTGAAGAATATATTGCTATAACTATTTATCAAGATTCTAATACAAGAGATTTTAAAGAAATAAATTACAGTGATGATGTACAAATAATAACTGAAAATGAATTCAATACTAAGTATAATAATAATAATGATGAAACAAATTTGTTGGATATTGAAAATGCTGACGAAGATACTATTAATGATTTTTTTCAAAAAATAAATATATTTAATGAAAATAATGAAAAGACTGAAGGTGGATATAAAGAAAATAAAAATGAGAAAAAATATGGTTATAGTACAAAAGTTAGAAAATCATTCAAAAATATACAAAGGAATATTAGAAACAAAACATTAAAAGTATAATTTAGTATTAATTAATATATATTTCTGTATAATATATATATATTATATGGAAAATACATCTAAAATAAAAGCAGGAGCAAAAGAACAAAGAGAAATTAGAAGAAACCAAAGGAAGAAACAAGCAAGAAAAGCAGCAGATATGATGAAAACAGCTTTTAAAGGAGAACCTATTAAAAAAGCTGATAATGTAAATACACTACGCCAAAATTTAACTGGAACTGTGTCAACAGGTAATAGTAATACACCACCAACACAAACACCAACACCAACACCAACACCAACACCAACAACAACAACAACAAGGATAGCAAAATCAAAATCACCACCAGCAGCAGCACCAAAACCAAAATCAAAATCAAAATCAAAATCAAAATCAAAACCAAAATCACCACCAGCAGCAGCACCAAAACCAACACCAACACAAACACTAACACAAACACCAACATCAACAATAACCTCTTTATTAGCCCAATGTAATAATCCAGATGATAACAAGTATATTTTAGTAGGATTATTTGATGATCATTGTATTTATTATGATAAACAAGAAGATAGAATGCATAATATGCCTGTTCCTCTTCCTAGTACTCCAGGTGATAATACTGCTACAATAAAAAATTTAGAAGATCAGAAAGAAATTTTAGAAAATGAGAAAAAACAAAGAGAGTTGGAGGATAGAATAAAAAATACTCAAGAACAAAGAAAGAAACAACAAGAAGATGAAGAAAACCGTAAGAAAGACGAAGAGGAGAAAAAGAAAGCGGACGCAGAAAAACAACAAAAAGATGCTTCTATTGCAGAAGCAAAAGAAACAAGAGATTATGAAGATCAAAAGGAACAAAAAAGAAGAGAGCATGAAGA